AAAGGCGATGATCGCTGCGCTCACGGATCTGATGGAGCAAGCCAAGGCGTACGCACAAGACAAGGGGATCACCAAGTTCGACGCAGCACTGAACGACCTCGATGAGTTCGTGGCCTACGGGATGACCCGCAAGTCGTTCCAGGAATTCCTGGCTCAGGTCACTGTGACGACTCCGTCGACTGGCTTGGTCAACGGCTTCAAGGAGTTTGTCGACCGGTTGGTGGGTCTGCTGTTTGCACGCATCAAGAAGACCCAGACTCAAGAAGCCCAAGCCTCGACAGCCCTTGCAGGGCTGATCGAGAACGTGACTGGCTTGCTTGAGTCAGCAACCGTGGAGCAGGCTGGTGTCCGAGACAGTACAGGTCTTCCAGCCAAGTCGATGACACGGGACACGCGCGTCCTGACCATCTCTGAAGACAGGGAAGGCTTTAAGCTCGTAGACACTACTACAGGGGAGTGGATTGAGGTCGGGCACCCACTAGAAGACGAGATTACCGGTCTGATCCGCACCAGGAAAGACGCAGAAGTCGTGTTGCGGGCTTGGGATTCGCGCACGATCCGAAGCCTGTCGATGGCCATGCCTGCTAACCCCGTGGGAGCCGTCAACAACTTCACCACGCTCGACATCCACAACGCCTTGAACGCTGGCTCTGTGACGCCGGAGTTCGATGCCAAGCTGAGGAACGTCCTGGGCGGTATCGTCGAGAAGCTCTACGGTCCCTTCCAAGTGCTCAAGCCTGGGTGGATGAAGAACCAGGCACTGACGGCAGTGGATGTGTGGCACAAGGCCCTGGCTACCGGGAATGCTCCGTTCGCTGGTTCGGCTATCGCAGCTCCGTTCATCATGAGTGAGCGTGAGGCTCATGCCATGGAGCAAGTAGAAGCCACGGTACGGATTGCTCTGGAGCGCGATGAAACCACGGCCACCAGTGCACGGCATGAACTGAACACACTGTTCACGGAAGCCATGAGCATCATCAAGCCCACCGACTTTGCGTCAGTGGACCAGTACAACTTCCTCTTCAAGGTGGAGACAGGTGCCAACGGTCGATCGGATCACTTGGCTCGGTTTGCTGCTTTTGGTCTGGCCAACGAACAGGTCAACAAGCTCCTGCGGGTAAACACCCAGGGTACTGCTAAGAAGCAGGGCAAGACCATCATGGAGAAGCTGGGCATCTTCTGGGAAGGTGTGCTCGAGTTCTTCCATGAGAAGGTGACGAGCACCTACGCTGGTCAGAAGGCTGATGCCAAGCTGTTGCGTCTGGTGGATCAACTGATCGACATCGAAGCCAAGAAGAGATCTTCACTGGCTCGTCGTGCAGGAGCCTTCAACCTGACAGCACCGATCGAAGCCGGAGCCAAGAAGCTGGTGGAAGCGGGTATCCGCAAGGTCAGTGACATCGCTGGCTCCCAGTTGGTTCGCAACAATTCCAGCAGCGTTGTGAAGGCAGTCGGTAGTGTGGTTCGCATCGTGGCCAACAACCAGGTCGACGCCTTCATGGAGGAGGTCAAGCAGTTCCGTGCACAGCAGTGGAAGGATCGTCTGGGCTTCGTGGCCGGTACCCTGAACTACGCTATGGGTGGTGACAAGGTCCAGGAAGCTCTGCTGCGTGAACGCAAGGTTCTGGAAGGTGAGCGCAAAGACCTGATCACCCGCATCTCCAAGATGACCCGTCAAGCCTTCGTCAACGGTGGCAAGGACATGTCGAAAGCTGCCAAGAACAGCATCACTCAGGTGTTCATGCGGACGGGAGCCTTTGTGCTGAAGGGTCCGTACAACATGACCCAGCTGGAGAACCTGGTGGGTGACAAGGCAGCACGGAATGCCGAGATCGCTTCCCTAGAAGCTCAGCTCACTGGCTTGGGCAACATGAGGAACTCGGTGATCAACCAGGCCAAGGCGCTGGGGTACTTCAAGGTGACCGGTCGGAACAAGGCCAAGGTCTTGATGATGAACGCTCACAACATCGCCCGTCTGTACGGAACTCCGTACCGCAACCGGGTGACGGAAGCCCAGGCTCAGCAACGGGAGCCAGTGGTTGAGAAGCTGGTGGCTCTCTACGCACTGAGCTACGTTCCCCCTGCGGAGCTGAACATCGCCAAGCGAGTGCTGCAGACCGAGAACGCTCGACCGGCCAGTGAAGGGAACGGTGTGGAGTTCGTGCTTGAGATGCACCGTCGCATGGACAAGGAATCCAGGGACCGGTTGTTCCAAGGCCAGGAAGCCCTGATGACTCACGGCTACACCCAGGAGATCTACAGCCCTCACATCGAGATCCAGACGGCTGACGATGTCACGGGTCAGGAGCTCATCAACAAAGGCTACAAGAAGGGTGCTGCTGTCGAGATCGATCCCGCTCATCCGGATCAGACCCGCAAGCACCTCTACGTGCTGGATGGTGGTGGCTTGATGCCTCACCTGACTGGCAACCTGGCCTATGACGGGAAGCGCTCCAAGGGAGCTCGTCAGCACAGCGGGTACATGAACATCAACACTGCCGATGGTCTGGCCAACGCTTCGCTGCAGGCCGACATCATGCACGGCAAGCAGAACGCCATGAACAACGCTTCGAACTGGGATCCTTCCCAGGAGAAGCACACGTATATGGCTCCGATCGTGAACCCCCAGGGGGAGATCGTGAACTGGCGGTACCTGATGCACGACAGCACCAAGGACACCATTCTTCAACGTGAGAACCAGTTCGACCTGGTACTCGGTACCTTGGCTGGTTCGATCTTCGGCAAGGACACGGTGACGGATACCAACACCCGAGTGTTCCAAGCCATGAAGGATCAGTACGACGCGGAGAAGGCTCGCAAGTCTGCTGCCTATGTTCTGGTGGGTCCGAAGAGCCCGGATCCCGAGCTCCGTGAGATGTGGGCCAAGCTGCCGGATGATTCCAAGGCAGCAGCTCGTGCCATCTGGGGTCGGGATGGGATGTTCGTTCGGAACGATCAACGGGACATCATCTTCGGGTACCGCAAGCTGAGCCTCGCCAACGCCATCAGATCGACGCAGGATCGACGCAAGGATGATGCCGACCGGATTGCCAGGGGTATGGCTCCGATCGGCTCTCAAGGCCTTGTGGATGACTTCGAGAATGCCATGGCCAAGTTCTTCACCGTGGCGGTGGAACATGCCCTGGTGCTGCATGCCCGAACCAAAGGTCACCCAGATCCGGAGAAGTACGGTGAGCGGGCTGCGGTGGTGATCTCCCGTGGGGAAAGAGCCTGGCAGGAAATCGTCGGAGAGACCAAAGATCTGTTGGTGATCAAGACGGTGACCGTGATGATGGGTAACCTGAAGAGCAACATGTCGCTGCTGATCCTGTCGGGTGTTCCGATCAAGGACATCGTCAACAGTCACCTGGTGGCTTGGCGTGGTGCTACGTCCTACCAGCGTGACAGTGATGAGTTGGATCGTCTGAAAACGCTCATCGACATCGGTCAGACGAACGGCAAGGATGCACAGATCAAGATCCAGATCGCTCGACTGGAGGATGCTCTGGCTCGCAACCCAGTGCGGGAGCTGATCGAAGCAGGCCTGATGCCGACCATCGTGGAAGATGCTGCGGAAGATGTGGACCCGTACTCGTACAAGAGCGCCTTGACTGAGAAGGTCGACACCCTGACGAGCAAGCTGCATCCTGGTGTGAAGACGACACTGAAGAACGTCTACATGACCAAGGACACGGCTCCGTACCAGGCACTGCGTCGGGTGACCCAGCTCTCTGACTTCATGGCTCGGTACACGCAGTATCAACACCTGACGACCCGTCAGGTGGATCCGTTGAGCAAGGAAGACGCGATCCAGCAGTCCAGTGAAGACTTCATCAACTACGACGTTCCGATGCACCGCAGCATGCAGTACCTCGATGACATGGGGATCTTCCCGTTCATGAAGTACTTCCTGCGGGTGCAGAAGGTTCTGATGCGGCTGACCAAGGATCACCCTGCTCGAGTGTTCAGTGCAGTGTTGCTGGGTCAGTTCCTGGACTTCGGCCCCATCGTTCTGGATAGCTCATGGGTCGCCAAGATCGGGAACAACCCGATCCACTGGGGAGCCTTGCAGTACCCTGGAGCACTGGATGAGCTGGCGACAGTGAACAGTGCACTGTCGTTGGTGGGAGCTGGAGGGAGTGACTGGGCTCCTCAGTGATGAATAGGCCCCGTCTCTCCGGGGTGTCACTGCTCACACGCACATTCGCTGCAGTTGCTGAAGTCACGATCGTGTGTATCGCTGGTACCTCACCCCTTCATAGGTACCAGGGTCTCTGACGTTCGGCTGTGGATCACTGCCAGGCATTTCGCCATCAGGGGGAGAGGATTGGTTGTTTGTTTTGAGCATTGAAGGTAGGGGTCGAACCTACATGGGGCCTCGCGGCGGTCCCAAGCTCCCATTATGGAGCTCACGTCTACCGATTTCGTCACTTCGCTCAAGGTAGGGATCAGCTACCTATCCATCTGCAGTGTGCCCACTGCAGACAAAGTCTGCTTACTAGGTTGTTTGGTTCCCCGATTTGCTCAGCCCTTTCCTTTTGAGACGCTTGACACTGTCGGGGACAGCAGTGGTGAGGTAGTTGCTCATACTCGCCCCCATGTGAGCACATGGTTACCAGGGCAACGCAGGTATCGTCCTGCAAGTAATAGCTACCAACATTGAAGCACCCAGTCTTACCCAGTGGCATCAGAGGCCACCTGTGCCTGAGTTCGGGCTCAACTGGGCGCTTCAATGTTGGTCCCAGTCTTTCCTGGGTGTCGGGTGGATTCTCTCCACCAGAGTTATCGGCCTCTGAGGAATCCTGCGACTAGCAGGATCAGGCCGACTGAGAAGACCAGTGCTGCTCCGAAGAGCACTACGACCCCGATGATGGCACCGAGGCCAAGGGCTACGGAGAGCACTGCGATGGCAGCTACGATGTAGCCAATCCACTTCAGTACTTCCACAGCCCCGGTCAGCCGAACAGGCTCTTGGCCACGGGTGCTTCGTCAGCTTGGGTCTCGTTGGCTGCGGGTGCAACCTGGACCGGAACGATGGTCGGAAGCGGAGGTGCTTCCACATCGAGCGTCGACTTCAGCTCGTCGATGGTGATCTCGACGGAGATGCCGGTTTCCTTGCGGCCTGCAGTGAAGGCCATGGAGATGGCCTTGTCCGACAGGTCGATGCCTTGCTTGGCGATGTACTGCTGAATCGCCTGGGCGATCTCGGGTTGCTTCAGTTGGATCTGGATGATATTTCTCCTTTGGTCTATTGACCGTGGTTTGGGTGGGATTGGATCAGTCGCCGTAGCGACCGATCAGGGCAGCGTCTGCAAGAGCGCCACCCTTGCCTTTCGAATCAAGCTCTCGCCAGTGAGGCCAGAGCAGGATGGCTGTGCTTCGTGCACGGTCTTTCTCAGTACCGATCAGGCCTGCAGCCTTCTTCCACTTCTGGGGTGTGACCATGGTCAAGGGATGTCCCAGACCTTGAGCCAGTCCTTGTACGACTCCCGCTGAGTGTCCAAAGGTGAAGGCCGAACTGGCACCTTGCTTGGGCATGATGTGCACCAGCTCAAGAAAGACTGGCACACCGGGGAAAGACTTCAGGAAGGCAGCAACCTGGGCACCGTTCACTCTCGTGTTGGTGCCCACCTTGATGAGAGGCATGTTGAGCCACGATTCGGGGTTACCGTTTCGCAGCAGCACAATGGCTCCGCTTCCTCCTGGGTCGATCCCGATGCGACAGTCTTTCATCAGCTGGGAACAACAGGCGTTGCTTCCGGCTCGTCGTCCATCTCTGCAACGAAGGGCAGGGTACCCAGTTGCATCATGGTCATCTCGATACCGAGCTTGAAGGCAACCAGTACATCACCGGTCAGGGTGACAGACTGCTTGGCTTCGTCTTCTCCGATTTCGAACTGCGAACCTTCAGGGATGGTCAGCATGTGCTGGACTGCAGCACACTGGTTTGCATGCCAGGCCGTGAGGGTTTGAACGAACTTGTCCAGGTCGTACACCGGAATGATGTCCGGAGGAAGTTCTTGGGTTCCGTTCATGGGTTCTCCTTGTGGTTGAGCTCGAACTCGTCTGCAGGCATCCAGCTGATGTAGCTTGCAAACTCCGGATGGTTGGGTTCGCTCCCATCCAGGCTCTCGACCAGGTAGCCTGACTGGAGCGGGCTCTCCCCTTCGGGAAGATCCCAGCCCATGAGCCGGTAGAAGGTTCCCCGGTGCATGGTCCTTGCCATCACCTGCTTGTTGCAGGTGTACTGCTTGGATCCCGTGATGTCAGCCACCCGGATGTTCAGTACCTGGAGGTACAGAGCCATGTACTCCAGTTGCTGAGACATCAGCTCCTGCTCACGTTCTGGGAGAGTCTGGAACGTCTCTCCGAGAATGAACGCTTCCAGTGCGTTGGTCTTGCGAGCAAGATCCCTGCGTTCGTTGAGTACCCTGTCTTGATGCGGAAGCATCTCGGCAGGCAGCTCGCCAAATGCGATGACAAAACTCATGCCAGCTTCTCCTTCAGTGCGTAGCCCATGAGAGGCCACATCTTGCTCACTGCGTTGGTTCGAGCGACCTTGCGGCCGATCTCTGCATCGAAGTTTTCGGGTGATGCACATGCCGACTCGCCCGTCACGGTGAATCCGTTTCGAAGGACGAGGACGCAGAACGTCAGGAGCTCCATAGCATGCAAAGAGGCGTCACTAGGATCCTCATCCACGTTGCCAACGCAGCCTTGAGCAGCAGTAAAGTAGTGCTCACTGCTGATGTTGGCTTCGATGTCAGCCGGAGTGACCCGAGGGGCAGTCAGCCCCTTGGCCAGGATCTCTTCCTCGATGGAAGCGTCACAGGTTCTTGGGGATTGGATGTGATTCATGGATCCTTTCAGAGTTGAGAGGTAGCCCCATTGCTGGGGCTTGAGGTTCAGCTGAACAAGCTGGTCGTCGGCTTCTTGGTGCCAGCGGCTGCAGCAGCACCCTTGGGAGCACCCGCAGTCCCTGCGGCACCGTTGGCACCCTTGGACTTGTCACGGACGTTGCCCGTGTGCTTGGCTTCCCAGACGGCTGCGAAGGCGGCGTCTTCGGCCTTGGCACGGATCTCGGCAGTCGTCATGCGGTCACGCGCACGGAACAGCTTGTCGATCTCGTTCTCTTCACGGGTCTCGCCCGTGGGGACGTACACGCCAGCGTCGTTCTTCTGGGTCTTGTCGACCACCTGCTTGATGACACCGATCAGGATGTCCTGACCCAGCAGCTCGACCAACATCTCGACCTTCGTCGGGACTTCGGCCTTGGCTTCGGGCGAGTAGGCGTTGACCACCTTGGTCTCGGTATCCAGGTCACCGATTTCCTTGCCGACCGTCAGCAGCGCCAGGCTGTTGGCGATGTTGAAACCAGGCAGGTACTGCTTGGCTCCATCCTTGTCGGTGTAGTAGTTCGTACCACCCTTGGCGGTACCAGAGGTCATCCACAGGGTCTGACGCAGCTCACGACCGGCTTGGGTCTTGGCGTTCAGCACCAGGCCGACTGCACCACCTGCCGACTTGGTCAGGTAGGCCAGCTTGATGGTGGCCATGTGCAGGCCAGAGTCGAGGACGCCGCCGTTGCCGACGCTGTCACGTTCACCGGCGATCGAGGCGTCGGACTTCAGGTTTGCGAGGAGAGACATGTTGTTTTCCTTGGTTCAGTTGGGTAGGGTTACTTCTTTTTGAAAAAGAAGTAGAAGGCAGTGCCCCCGAGGGCCATGCCAGTGATCGTTCCGAAGAGGAACGTGTTGATGAAGTTGCCCAGAGTGCAGATCAGCATCACTGCTCGATCTTCTTCAGGCTCTTGGGGATCTCGGAGTTGCAGCGGTTCTCCTGGCTGCTGAGGACGGCTCGAGCTTTGAAGTCGCTGGCCTTGTAGCAACCGACCGCTCCACTGACCGTGCTGCACTTGAGCTGCAGCTGGACAGCCTTGGACGTAGCATCGATCAGATCGACACTGGCCCAGCCATCGCCTTGAGGGCAGTTGGCTTGTTGGGTACTGTCACCACGAGTCAGGATGTTCATGGTTTCGAACCCGTTCTCGGCTCGCCACTTCTGAGCGTTGAAACGGCTGTTGTCGTTGGCCACGGAACGCTGGAGTTCCAGGGTGTCGAAGCTGACCTTGTCACCGCAAGCGGTGAGGATCAGTGCGGCTGCAACAGCGAGAAAGAGAGAGGTGAACTTCTTCATGTGATGTCACGCGGTTAGGCGTAGTACTCCTTGAGGCGGTCGAGGACCAGTTGCATGTTGTTGTCCGTGAAGGTTTCCTTCGTTTCGAACAACCCGAGGGGACCACGAAGACGCTCGTTGACCGAGTCCTTGGTGATCTTGGTTTGGAAGACGTACTTGAAGCCAAGTGCCTGCTCTTCCGGAGTGATCGTCAGCAGTTCGGACGAGTAGTCCTTGAGTGCCTTGAGTGCCACCTTCTTGCTGCCGATCACGATGCTGAAGTACGACTCGATGCCGTTGTGCTTCAAGCTGCCTTTGACGGGCACCTTGGTTTCCATCAGCATCTCGGACTCGTTGAGAGAGTCCGCTGTGTGAGCCAGGAAGATCACGTTCTTCGTCGACTTGGCCACGTAGTGCTGCATCAGCGTCTTGAAGTACTGGGAGAACTGTCCCCAGGCTTGCATCCCGTTGGTGGACGGGATGACGTAGATGCTCTCGTACATGTCCATCAGGTACGTGAGGGTGTCCACCACGATGGTGTGGATCTCCGGCTTGGATTCCGCAGCCTCGAAGGCTTCGTTCACCTGCAGTGGATCCGTGATGGTGTACTGCTTGAACTTGGCTCGGAAGGGAAGTTTCTTCCCCGACTCGCAGTTCAGGTACATGACTCCCTCAGGATCTTTGAGGCCGATGAGGGAGGCTGACTTGCCGGTGGCAGACTTGCCCACCAGCAAGACCAGGTGGTCGTTGTAGCTTTGGGTCATTGGTTCTTTCTTGAAAGATTCGGTGAAGCGGCGGAGCCGCCTCCATTCACTCTTCGCAGCTGTAGTAGCCGCTGGCGAGCTTGTCCAAAATCGGGCTGAGGTCATCCCATAGAGAGTCAGGGTTGACCGCAGTGAACACCTTCAGCAGGTGCTCATCACTGTGCTCTTCCCGTTCTCTCAAGACTTGGATCAAGGCTGCAACTACACAGCCGTTCTCTGGATGGTCTTGAATTGGGGAGATGCAGTTGGGACAGAGTTCTTTCATGGCCGTTTGCTCAGGTTCTTGGCCACGGAAATCATGATCGTGCTCATGATCTCGGCTTCATCCAGCTTGTCAGCGATCTTGTTGTTCAACGCGATCACCTTCGTGCGGATGCCTTCGAAGTCGAAGCCACCATCCATCAGAACCATGGCGTAGCGCAGCAGCATGTTGTTGCGGTTGCCGTCACCGATGTGGTTGATGACCCAGCGCTCGAGGTTGTCCATCGACTGCTGAGAGTTGAGGAGCGACTTGCGTTCTTCGTTCTTGCTGGTCTTCGGGATGAAGGGCAGGGCGTCAAACAGCTCACCGTCCACGTACTCGTGGTGATGGTTGTGGCTGAGCCACTTCTTCGAACGATGGCTGCATTGCTCGTCCGTGTCGAACGGCAACCAGGCACGCACGTTGTTGTAGAACTCCTTGAACTCCTTGGCGTCCATCTTGAGTTCGAAGTTCAGCGGCAAGATCATCCGGAAACGATTCACATCGTCCGTGTGACGCTTGGTCGTGTAGTACAGCGCCTTGTACTTCTTCATCAACAGCTTGGCTGTGCTGAGTTGCACCGTACCGTCAATGTCGATCACCACGTAGCTGAAGCCAGGGATGGCGTTCTCTTCGTTGCGATAGCCACCGTTGAGGTGATGGTTCGCCCAGTGCATGCCCGAGGCTTGCGTCAGCTTGTAGAGCTGGTCGAACGCTGCACGCTCGTTGCGGTAGTTCTCCGTCATGTTGTCGCTGTAGGCAACGATCATGGACGAGAGGTCCGTCTCTTTCAGCGTCTCACCACGGATGAACTCCACACCATCAGAGAATGACTTCTTGATGATGATGTTGTTCTTGTAGCCCCAGGCTGTAGCCAGGGTCAGCATTTCCTGCTTGGCACCAGTACCACCCCGGTAGAAGGGGAGGTCTTCCGCCAAGTCGGACTGCAATACATCAGTACCCACGTTAGCGATGTACTTCGCCAGCTTGATGTGCTTCTGGTCACGGGTCAGCATCAGCGTGAAGGCCTCTCCCGAGTCTTCAGCCAGCTTGATGGCGTTCTCGATGTGTGTCGGAGTGACATCGGTCGAGTCGTCGATGAAAGCGTAGGCACCTGCCAGCTTGAGCACCTTGAAGTTGCGCTCCGACAGCTCACGCTTTCGGATCTCCTGGTGCTCGGGAAGCTGCTCAGCTCGGGCTTCGCACTGCAGCTGATACTCGTTGAGCATCACGCAGGTTTCCTTCGAGATCTGCAGCTTCTTGTTGGAGTTGACCATGTCGGCCAGGCCTTCCAGTCGATCGGCCAGGTCAGCGATCACCACGCTGTTGTTGTTGTTGGTTCGATCCGTGTACATCTGCTCAGCCGTACGGTGAGCTTTGCGCTTGGACGAACGAACGTAGCCGAAGAAGCATCGACGCGAGTAGCCAGTGCCGAGCATGGCCATGAGCTCGTCTTCGACCTTGGCCCCGTCGAACAGGCTGTTGGGAACCCCGAACATCAGGAGGTTCGTGGGAGTCTTGCCCACGATCTCTTTGCCTCGGACACTGTCCGTGGTGTTCTTGATGAGCTTGGTTTTGGACAAGCCCTTGTCGTACAGCTCGATGAAGGTGTCGAAGACTTCCTTGTTGGGCACCAGGTTGCTGCCCACTTCATCCATGATGAGGTTCATGGAGCCAGCGTTGGCCAGCAGGAGCTTGTGACGGAGCTGCTTGACTGCCGGTGAGGTACCGGAGTCAAAGGAGAACAGCATCTCGCCAGCACGCTCGAACTCCTTGGCGACGAGCTTGAGCTCATCGTCAGGATCGGTTCCCTTTTGGGCTGCACGCTTGCAGGCAATCGTGGCCAGGTTCTTCTCTGCCAGGAGCAGAAAAGTCTCGTCGAGGAACCGATGACGGAAGAGGTGCAGGACTTCCTCTTCCATCAGGTTGGTGGACAACGTCTTGCCGTAGCCCGAGGGAGCCAGGTTTAAGGCGTACATGTTCACCGGGATCTCACCCCGATCAGGGGTGTTGATCATGCAGCGCATCTGGGCTGCAGCAAGACTGAAGTAGTAGGCCACCACGACTCGGAAGAACAGTGAGTCATCTCGCTGGGTCCGGTCCCGAAGGACATCCACCAGCAGTTCAGCGGTGGGGTGGTAGGCCATCTGATCGATGGGCTTGAGAAGAGATGTCATGGGATTCCTTGGAGTTACATCACCAGTTCGCCAGCTGCAATGAGCTGGTCTTTCTGGGTACAGATGGCGAAGGCTGGGCAGTACTTGCAGGCAGTGACCTGACCAGGAACTTCCTTGATGAGCCCGACGCTGCCGTCTTCGATGAATCGAATCCGTGCGTCGTGCATGGAATCAAAGTTCTTGGTGCTGCGCTTGGCGCTGGCAGGGTTCTTGTAGTACTTGAACACTGGCTCGCTGCGCCACAGGTCGGTGTCCTCGCAGAGCGGCATCTCGGGCTCTGGGGTATCCCAGTGCTTGTCGATCAGATTCACTTTGCGCTCGATGAACTGAGAGGTCTCAGCCACCGACAGCAAAGGGAACGTCTGCTTCTTGAAGCGCTGAGGTGGGTAGGCAGGGTCGGTCTTGACCATGCCTGCTTTCCAGTCCATGAAGATGTGATGGATGTCCATCTCATCCTGGGTGATCAGCTTGGGATCGAGCCAGCGGTAGATGCTGCCTTGCAGGGTCTGCTTGTCCGCATTCACCTGGTTCATGTACGACCAGACCGAGGCGGTCTTGAAGTCCTGAACACGACCCTCACCGACGAAGTCGAACTTGCCGGTGATGGTCCACTTACCCAGTTGACGCTTGAGACGTTGTTCCAGGTAGATGGGGATGAGGTCGATCCCAGCCTCCTTGGCCACCAACAGTTCACCGTTCATCGGGTTGACGATGACTCGATCGATGACACGCTGGGGATAGCCCAGTGCCTTCATGGCAACCTTGTGGTTGGTCAACCAAGCACGCTCGATGCCGTCATGGACTGCAGCACCGAGACGGTTGCTCATCATGTCGGCCAGGTTCACCATCCCTTCACCCGGAGGCATGCGCGTGGGGAGGATGATCTGGCGCAGAGGCTTCAGCAGTGTGGTGGTGCTGATGGTGTTGGGGGTGTCGTTGTAGTCGTAGTAGTCACTGGCGAGAAAGACTGCCAGTGCCAATGGGACTTCTGACACGTTGGTAAAACGCTGTGTCATGGGATTCCTTGTTATGTTCGGAGAAGCGCCGGAGGCGCCTATTGGTCAGTCTTTGGTGATGTATGCAACCTTGACTGCACACAAGGCACCAATGACCCACACCCACCAAGGTGAGTCGTAATACACCGCCATCCCGAGCCCGAAGAAGCAAAGACGGTAGTACCCGTTGTAGGCATGCCTCATACGAGGGTCTCGATGAAGTGGACTGACATGGCCAGACGGTGAGCAACGTGGAGCTCGAGCTGAGCACCCTTGCTCTTCTCCCAACCAGGAAGAAGCACGATCCCGTCACAGTCACACAGAGCCTTGAGATCTGCACGAAGGCAGATTTCCCAAGGAGTGGTGTGGTCTGGGTTGATGTCGACTGGGTTGACTGCGTCATGACCCAGTGCACGAACCTTCTCGGCAGCTTGGTTGAACGCTGGGAAGTTCCAGTCGGGAAGACCACTCATCGGCCCTGAGATGTAGAGCTTCATGCGGCTTCCTTGGCTTCGTTCTCCAGCTCGGTCTGCAGGAGAGCCAGAGCTCTCCAGACCAGCTTGGCTGAATGACGCATGCCGTCAGAGTCCCGTGAGCCACGATCGATCAGGTGACGCGAGATGCAGTCAGCGTGATCCAGGCTCTTGGTCTTGTCCCAGTGCAGGGGCTGACCAGGGTTGTGCTGGTCGTTGCCAGCCTTGGAGACCTTGGCGACTTCGGCGATGGCCAGAGGAAAGTAGTCGAGGACTCCCGTGGTCATGGGGATACCTTTGCGTTCGACCGGGTCAGCGGTCAGCAGCATGGCCTTCTGCTTGGGTCGAGAGGCTGGCAGTGGTGGCATCAGATGGGCGAAGTCACGAAGGCGGTTGGTCGTTCTTTCGGCTTCCTTTTCAGCTTCGATCTGACGGAAGTACTTGTCTCGGATCGCTTCAGAGGATTCGAAATCCGGACCGGGCCGATGAGGAGAACTGCTGCTCATGTATTTGTTCCTTGGTTGAGTTGAAGCCAGCGAGTCAGGGTGTCTCTGGCTTCTCGGATGTCTTTGTAGGCAGGTGTGCCGGACATGAGGAGCTTTCGACTGGCGTGTTGCAGACACCCTGAGGGGTCTTGCAGTTGGAAGAGTTGGTGGACAGCGAAGGCGTCGATCTCAGTGATGTCGCCTACGTCTTTGTATTGATCGGGGTACTTCTGGGAGAGAGAGAGAGTTGTTCCCTCACCCTCTTCACACGGCTCACAAAAGTCACGTCCAGGTAACGTGCGCGTACAGCAGCCGATTGCTTTGCAAATTGACATGGGGCTCCTGGCTTGTCGTTGGGGTGGGCTCCCCGAAGGGAGCCCTGAAGTCACAGAATCTCGCAGGAACCGCCAGCGGTACAGGCAAGTTCCTTGGTGTTCACCGTGGCATCGTCCTTTTCGAAATCAGCAAGCTGATCCCAGTCGAACGTAGGCATGCGGTTTTGCAGTGCCTGGTACTCCGCCTGCGTGCACTCTTGGTAGGGTGCTTGCTGGTAGGAGTGGTCGCTGTGGGGAAGGAAGCTGACGCCTCCGACTTGATCCCAGTTGCGATAGACCCAGTCACCGACTCCGAGCCACTCGTGATCCTTCACGTAGACCGTGATGGACACGTTGTGCTCACACCAGTTGCTCTGCACCATGAGGTAGTGCTCGAGCTGCTCGATGGCCGATCGATCGTTGCGGAAGACCGCATCAGTCGGGCCTTGCACCGGGAAGCTGAAGATGTCCGTGGTGGCCGGCTTCATCGCACAGTCTTCGACCGGGAATCCTTGCTGACGCATGAGCTGCGCCAGAGGATCCTTCTTGTCGGCTCGGACAGTGCGGATGTAGTGCTCCGAGTACCGGGGATGGATACCCGAAGCACTGTCCACCAGTTGGCTCACGGTGCCAGAAGGTTTGACGGTGGTGATGGCAGTCGCTGGCTTGATGCCCAGCATGGCAGCCCATTCCCGGTTGATGGTGATGGCGTGCTGCTTCATGGACACAAGCCACATTGCAGCTTGACTGTTGGTCTGGCTCAGGACCGGGTGGTCCATGATCCCAGTGAGGGACACACCCAGCAGACGCTCGTCTTCCTGGTTCTCCTTCCAGATCGGACGGATGTACCGGAAGTTGGTCAGCATCGACTGGTAGGTACCGATGATCGTGGCGATCTCGACCTTCTCCAGCAGAGTCTCAAAGGTGTCGTCATTGCGGACGACCACTTCGGAGAGGTTGCACAGCCCTGCAGAACGCAGCGTGATCTCGGCACAGGGGTTGGTGCCAGCGATCTTGGTGTGATCCCTGCGGCCCGATGCCAGGGCCTTCTTGACCGCTGCTTCACGGTTGAAGATGCCTCGCTCACCTGACTTGGATTCGACCAGGCTCAACCACTCCTTCATGAACAGCTCCATGTCGGGGCGTTCGGTGTAGGCCGCTGAGTTGTTGGCCAGTGCACGGTGGGGGTTGTTGATCCACCACTGACCGTTCTTGGCTCCACGCATCCTGTCGTCACTGAGGTTGGACAGGCTGATCAGGGCAGAGCGGCGGACGCCGCCTACCACCACGATGTCAGCGATCTTGCAGACGAGGTCATGGCATTCGATCGAGGTGAGCTTGCGGCCCACGGCACCTCGGAAGGTTTCGACTGCGAACTTGAACAAGTCCACCAGGGGTTGAGGGCCGGAGGCCCGTCCACCGAATACCTTCAGCTTGGCTCCGGCAGGACGCACACGGCTGACATCCCACTTGGGAACCTTGCCTGCGTACAGGTGGGAGAGGAGCTCCTTGAAAGCTCCAGCCCAGCCACCCTTGCTGTCACGAACCATGATGGTGTGATCGATCGGCTCCAGGGCTTCGACAGTCTCGATGCCCAGCTGACCGGTTTCACTCACCGTCACCTTGGCTCCAATGACAGGGAGCTTGGCGATGTACTGACGCTCGACACTGAAGCCGACACCGGTCCCGCAGTTGTGGACGATGCTGCCGTCTGCGAGGAGGAAATTGTGGGTGTCTTCGACAGTGATGTCGAAGTAGTCCTGCTCGTCGATGATGGGGGTAACGCTAGTGACCCTCATGCGAAGGCTCCTTGGTTCATTTGATTGCGGGCCTTGGTGTCCCGAATCTTTTGCTTGGTTTCTTCGGTGTGCTTGCGACCGAAGAACGGGTTGGAGCTACCGGTCGTCTGCTCACGAATCTGTGCCTTACGTTCGTCCGAATGCTTTCGACCAAACATGGGGTTTTTCTCACCGAGATTGCGTTCACGTTGGGCTGCTTGGTACTCAAGCGTCTGCCGGGTTTGAACGATCTTTTCTTGGGCTTTGGCCAGCACAGTGCGCTGTGCATCGCGGTGTTCATCAGAACGCTCGTAAGCGTTTTCAGAAGCGCGTTGCCGCTGCTCCGCAGTCCACTGGTAGCCGGGAGCACCTTCTCCACCGATAGTGGAGTTGTAGCCAGCCGCCACGGTGTTGTCTTGAGCAATCCAGTAGCACTCCTTTTCAGTTGCTTCCTGAGCTGAGAAGGCGAAGTCAATCACCTCTACTTGCCACACGTCGGCACCATGCTTGCGCAGTGCCTTAGCGAAGTGCCAGTCGGAGGGTTGGGTGTTGGCGACATACAGATGTTCCTTGAAGCGAGCTTCCGCTGTCTTCGAGGTCTGACCGATGTACGCCTTGCCGTTGACCTTGTTGGTGATGCGATAGATCTGGTGGCTGGGAGCCGTCAGGTCGTCATCCGCCGTCAGGTCACCTGCCATGACCCAGCCACGGTTGATGGTGAGCCACTTGTGGTCGGCTGTGCATTTGACGGTGTGACCGTTGTCCAACGTGATCTGGACTTTTGGCTTGTGGGCCGACTTGGTCTTGATCTGGTTAGTCACGGCCTTCCAGATGGACTTGCCAGTGGCTTCGTCAATCGAGGCAACCTCATCACCGATGGCGATGTCCGCGATCCTCTTGTTGCCAGCACGGGTCACCACCAAGGTGTCCGGGTGGAAGCACATCAGGATGTACAGGATCTCATCGAAGGCCCGAGGGTGATCCACAGCCACGAAGCTGCAGTTGAAGCCTGCCATGGGATCCCGCTCAAGTGCAGGGCCTGCGGTCATCAGCGCACGCATGGAAGGCATGGCACCCAGGCTGAGGATGGCCTGGTAGATCCGCTCGGTGGGGTAGTGAGGGAACTTGCTGGCGAAGTACTCGACGTAGCGTCGGACGGTTTCCGGCCAGTGCTCACGACGCTGGAGATCGGGACGCCACTTGGCATACCGGCTCTTGTGGACGTAGTCCTGCAGAGGGGTTGGGAGAGAGGGTGTCGTCATAGGGGGTGGTACTTCCTGGTTTGGTATTCGGAAATAGCGAAGGCAATATTCCCGTAAAAGGCCGGAGGCCTCTTACAGGAATATCGTTGGGGGGAATGGAGTGTACTGAATCTGAGAATCAGTATTCCCCGCGAGTCAGTGCAGCCCAGGAAACCGGGTACAGAGGAGCGATGATTTCGTCCACCATGCGAGCCAGGTCTTGAACTTCTTTTTGAGCGTGGCTGTTGCTGCGCTGGTTGTAGAAATTCGCATAGGCGTACAGGGAACCTGTCCATACCCAGTTGACTTCACAGCCCTGGGGCAGGATGAATCTGGCTTGCTCGGGGCAGATGCCGTCAGCCAGCATCCGCTCGTAGAGAATGATTGCGCCGTCGCAGTGGTTGGCGTAGCGAGCATTCCAATCCAGTGCTCCCGGATGAACATCGCCACTGCCTTGCTTGACGTTTTCTGCCTTGCTGCGAAACGTGGGGAGGAAGTACTGCGGCCTGGTCGAGATGTAGCGCCGGCTCTCCTCGCTCTCCACAAACCCGATCTTGTGCTTGAAGCACTGCACCCGGATGGGGATGGGAGCCTGCATCCGCAGAGAGATCTGAGGGTGACCGAAGGGAACCCAGTGCTCCGGGATGTTGCGAAGGTAGACGGCCAGCTCTTCAGCTTGGGTTTTGCTGAGCTCGTCACGAAGTTTGTTGATCAAAACCAACCAATCTCCGCTGGCCATACCCCGAGCCAAGAATCGAATCAGGTTGTTGTTCTGCTCCGGGGTGAAGTTCTCAGCCAGCTTGGCGAACGACTGACGGGCGAAGTTCGCCACGTCTTGGTCGGTGAGATAGTGGTTTTCATACTGGGCTTGCATGGTTGTTCTTCCTTTGTTTGTGGGTGGTCTCGATACTTTGCGGCTTGTGAAACGAGTATGTAGTGCTGTATAGGTATACTTTCATATGGGTCTTACTTCAAAGTAGCGGAAAATCATATGCCTCAAATCAGCACATACCCTCTTCAGCTGGCGAATCAGGTTGCGGACCTGGATGTCCTGGCTATCGTGGATGTCAGCGAAGCAGGTACCGGCCATACTGGTGGTACGACCAAAAAGGTCACCATCGCCAATCTCCGAGAATCCGGATTGCTTTCTTCGGGTGGGTTGGGCGATGTGGTGCTGTCGGGTGTACCCACGGCTGGGCAAGTTCCGATTGCTTCGGGGCCTCTTGCAGCGACCTGGGGTACTCTGGCTGGATCTACTGGATCGTCGGACGGGCCGAGTCCATATCCGATATTTACCCGCTCTGAGTTTGATACTGCTGTCGTCACAGAACGCTCTCTGATCGCCAGTACCGGTACGGGTCGATACGCTGAAGGTCAGCTATTCCAGATCGTTGGAGAAGCTGGTCAGCGAATCTGGACGATTGGTACTGGCGGCAACAACGCTGCGATTGCTTCTGCAAGCCATGCTCGCAAAGTCAGTCTGCGACCTGGCCTTGTGCGTGTGTTGACGACAGACGCGAATACCTGCAAGGAGACATCAGGTGCTCCTTCCGGAGGTACAGAAGGTGATGTGGCCGTGGATTGGTCAGGTAACTTGGTGTACCTGCGAGGCACTCTGATCTGGTCGTCCGTGTCCCCAGCACACCCGGTGACTGCCAGCAACAGCGAGCAAGGCGGTACGGGTCGCCCTGCTCGAGAGTCCGTCATTGCTTCGCGGGCAGGAACCCCGCTGACGTACACGGCTCCTGGCTCTGGAAACATGCAAATGATGTGCCGGAACGGTTACCGTGCAATGGACGCGATGTCATCGTTCAAGATGTTCTTTGCGAACTGGCACGGTAAGGACGAATCGTCCACTGGCTTGGGTACGTTGACTGTTCAGGCTTCGGTCGAATACCCCATCGGTACGGTCGCTGCTGTGGCGACATTCAGTGGTGGCTTGAACGGGACGATTCTTCCTGGAGCCAGTCTCACGACCGATCCGATCTTGCTCGAGATTCCCGATGGTGAGCGTTTTGCAGTGCGTGTGTGGGTGAACTCGACTGCAGGTACCCCCATCTACTTCGACAGTGCGTATTCCCTGGGTTCGGGTGCGGTGGACATTACCGACATCAGTACCCTCAACGGGACTCCTGGAGTTGCTGCCAACCGGGTTGGTACTGTCAATTCAGCTGCGCTCAGCATCAACAACGCGAACAACAACGCGCACTACCGTCCGGTTGCGCTAATCGGTCTTACTTCGAAGCCGGTCTTTGCAATCCTCGGGGATTCCATCTCAGCTTATGTCGTGCCCCGTGATGCTGTGCTGGATCGCACTTGCGCCGGAGGCATTGTGGGCAAGAGCCTCAGGGAAGACTTCAGCTACATCAACGTCAGCGCTGAAGGTCAGACGCTGAATGCCGTGGCAACGAACGTGAACTTCAACAAGCGCAATTCTCTGATTGCCGCTTGGGTGACTCATGTGATTTGTCAGCTTGGGATCAACGACATCATCACTGGACGTTCGGCGCTTCAAGTGATGGGTGATCTGCAGGCTTTGAAGAGCCTTCATGGTCGACCTGTGTTTCAAACCACGATCACTCCCAAGAGCACCAGCAGCGATGGGTTCCTGACGGTTGCAAACCAGACGACTGACGCACTGAACTCCGTGCGAGTCGATGTCAACACCCGCATTCGAGCTGGTCAAAGCTACGCCCACCAGGACTTCATTGAAGTTGCAGACGCTGTGGAATCGGCTCGCAACTCTGGGAAGTGGAAAGCTGACGGTGTGACGGCTGGTCTGTACACCCCGGATGGTCTGCACGGAAACGTCTTCAGTTACCTGGCAGTGGAAAGTTCTCAAGCCTTTCGGAAGATGTACTCGGTCAAGTAACTCTTCGGGTCCATCTTCTTAACCTCTCTGAGGAGTTTCTATGTCTGAAGTCAGTAGCTACCCATCATTGCTTGCGAACCAAGCAGCTTTGTCAGACGTGCTGTTGATCGTCGATGTCAGTGAGACAGGGCCGACCAACTCTGGGGGCACCACCAAGAAGATCACGCTGGATGCGCTCAAGACTTCAGGTCTACTGGTTACTGCTGAAGGTACTGGTATCGGGGGCGTCACCGTGTCGGGTACCCCGGCAAACGGGGATGTGCTTACGGCAGTGAATTCCGGAGCAGCCATCTGGAGTGCGCCTGCACTCTCGTCGGGTCTGTCTAGCTTGCTCCCCACTGTCGTGGGTTTTAACGCAGCCATTCCTCTTGATGGTCTCAAGATGATGAGCAGCAGCCCACGGGTACTGCTGGAAGCCACGGCCTTCACTGTGTCGGGCACCCCTCTTCCTGGAGCGCAATGCTCAGTCAAACTGGCCAGCAATGGTTCGGTTGCTCCCACGTTCACGGGAATGATCGAGTGGGGTGGTTCTTCGGGCTGGTCGTCTGCTGTGGGTGCGGTGAACAACATCACCTTCTTCAACGATGGCTGGTCCACCTACTACAGCGTGACGGGTGATGGCGGTGCAGCTGCCACTGTTCCTGTACCCGTTTCAGCGCTCAAGTCGGGTATTTCGTCAGGCGTTGCATCGATCACCTTTAGCGCTCCTCTTGGTTCGACGCTTCCTGACGCAGCCAAGCTGACTATCACCACGACTCCCAGCGTTGGTGCGGCGATTGTTGAAACGCCCAGCTCGTTCGCTATCGTCGGGAACACGCTGACCATGAGCACGACTCGTCCCGCTACTGTTGGGGATACGTGCCAGGTCAACTACAACCCAGCCACAGGGTCTTTGGCAACCAGGCTTGTCAGTGCTTCAGGCCAGCCTCTGTTTGCCTGGTCGAATTTGGTTGTTCCTGTTCAAGCCTTCGTGGGTATGTTGGACAGCTACACGGCTGGACTGTCAGCGGTGTTCTCCATGCGTCGTCGACTCACGACTTGGTCTGGCGTTGGGGGTGACAAACGTCTCTTCAAGCTGCGGCACAACTCGACGACTGACTACCTCGTCCCTTACGACATCGATGGCAATCCGGATCTGACGGGTATCCCCACGACTGGGACGTTGGTGCCGACAGAGATCTACGACCAGACTGGCTCAGGCCTGATGTTGGTTCCGGTTGGCTTCTCAGGTGCGACTGCGCCTCCGTTTACTCCCACATCAGGGCCTGGTGGTGTTCCTGGTTTCCGCAGTACCGTAACTGCCCAGCCAATGATGATCGTGGCAGCTGCAGGTATCGGACCAGCTGGTATCAACCTGGTGGGTGCTGTCGGTGAAAGCACTGTGTTCCAAGTGCAGCAGATCAACTCAGGTGGAGTGTTTCTCGGCGCGTTTGGTAGCTACATGACGGGTTCGTCGGTGTTGATGGACTCCCGTACAGATACCGGTGAATCACGTCTTCGTTTTACGAACAGCGCCGCCTACTCTGCAGTGGCTCAACTCACGGGTGTCCCGTTTGCATCGTGGCACCAGGTTGTTGCGACCAAGTACGGTGCGGCAGCAGTTGGTGCTCATGCTGCGAAGGCAAGCAACCTTCGAGTGTTTGCTACTTCCTCAGGTCAGCTTGCCAGCTCTGATGTCGCATCTTCCGGTGCGGACCCGATCCTGTCAGCAAACACCCAGTGGCATGTTTGCGGTACGCAAGGCCTGAACGGTTCGATCATGGGCTTTGTGGAGCACATTGTTTATCGCACTGGTTTGTCTGATGCGACACGCGATGCAGTCGCTTCCCTGCAAGCTGCTGACTGGGATCTGTAATGCGCAGCCCTGCACTGCTCTCTGCTCCACTGAGAGCCGCTAGGCCTTTGGCTCGAGTTCGCCGTATTCTGTCTGTCGCTCCTACGAGCATTGGGGTCATGACTACCCCACCCCAAATCGTGCAAGGGCCTCAGAACGGTACCTTGGGTGTCCTGGCAGGCGGCAACGTACAGCGTGGTTCAGCTGTGTTGCCTGGGAACCTGACTGGCTTGGTGGCCTACGCAAACGCAGGTGCAACAGGTGGTGTGAGCCCGGTGTTGCTCCCTTCCATCGTGTGGCGACATGCCGAGGAGAAGTGGGCGTCAGCCGGTACCGGCAGCATTGGTGGAGCCTCTCTTCCGTACCTGACGTTGCAGTCAGGTGCGGTCTTTGCGTTTACATCGACCAGCGATGTTGTTGGGGTACTGGGTGGTGGCGGTAATGCCACCCTGCGAGTACGACTGTTGGTCGACGAAGGACAAGGCTGGAAGCACACGCAGCAACTCAATCCGCTGCCTGACACGAATGGCTTGGGAAGTGGTCTCTACTTCCTATTCGCGTCGAGTGTGTCTCGCAAGTTCTTGATGTACTGCGATGGTCCTGGTCCTGGGGCCTTGGTACTGCGGTCTGCTGCAAGCGTGAGCCCTTTCAATCCTCTGGATGGAACGCTCCGCTTTGCTGCGATGGGTGATTCGGTAGGTGCTTTCAAGACCGTTGCTGCAGATGCGTTTCTGTACCAAGCCATTGGTTCGCGCCTTGGAGCGTACGCCACGATCTATTCAGGCGATGGTGGTACTGGCTACGGGCACAGTGGGCTTTCGTCTCTGCTGAGCTTGAGCGGAAACCAAGGTACCTACGAACCAGGTGATCCACTGAATGCGGACCCTTCTCGTACCGATTACCTGGCAGGCGGTGCATCAGACATCGTTGTTGTCATGTCAGGTGTAAACGAATCGATTCCGACTGGTTCCGGAACTGGTGGCGGCTGGGACACACAGTCAGCCATGAACACAACGTGGCAGCGCTTGCGGGCTGATCACCCTGATGCAGTCCTGGTGTGCATGGATCCCTGGGTTGGCAACAACGGTGGGACGAATGATGGTGGTGCAGGTTCGAAATACCCTGCTTTGCGAGACGCTCTCGACACTGCAATGGAAAGCATTACTGGTCCGTGGCTCCGTGTGCACAACTACGCGGGTATGCCTGCGTGGCGTCTTCGACAACAAGTAGGGACTGAAGTCACTTCCTCCCTCACGTTGTCAGATGCCTGGGTAACCGGCATGAACGGTACGGAGAATGTGACTACCCATCGAGCTCCTGCCAATGCAGTGCTGGGAGACGGTGTGCACCCGCTGCAATTTGATATTGCCACGGTGAGTAGCGTGACTACCAGCTCAATCACCCTGGATAACGGTCAGCTGTTTCCGCAACCCTTATCACCGGCAGTCAGTGTGCAGCTTGCAGTTTTCCCTGCAACCGGGCCGATGAACTACAGCGGACTCGATCAAACGGCGAATACAACGTACTCCTATACGGCCAGTGGTGGTGCGATTACCAACATACTGTCGGGCGTCACACCCAACCCCTCAGGGATTGCGATTGGGAGTCGAGTCGTTGTATTCGGTCAAGAACCTGGTACGGACTATTATGTTCGTCGTGTTGCTGAGAGTATCCGCAACTCAATGAGCTATTTCTAATCCAAGCGTTGTTGGAGTTACTGTGCAACTACTAAATGAATTTGGGCTTCCTCTGCTGAACGAGTTTGGCGGAATACTGTATGACGAGTTTGGGGGGCAGCTAACAGTGAGCACAGAAAGCCAATGGGACTTGGAAGATGAGCATGGATACGCTCTGCTGGATGAGCATGGCCTGATCTTGCTGGACGAATGGGGTGTGGTTATTGTCGTAGGGCAATACCCCCATCCCTCGACCGTTCTGCTGGGTACCGTATATGGTCCAGGAGGTGTCGGTTATATTGGCGAGCTTGTTGCTGGTTCTGGTTTGGTTTTGAATGACGGTATTCAAGTCTGGCTGAATCAGTCCAAGAAAGTAAACATACTCAGAAAGCGGGGTGATACTTACTCCACTGAAATGGTCATTCGCTCGAAGACGACGAATCTGCCGCTGAACATGACAGGGTATTCGTTTCTGTTGACTGTTTCGACCAAGCAGCAGCCTGGCAGTATTTCTGACCAGGTATTCCAACTTGCTGGGGTAATCGTGGATCCAGTAGCTGGTCGAGTTGAGTTTCCCATCACAAGCGAACAAGCTGATCGAGTGGGGCATTTCTACTACGACATCCAGTTGATTGACGGCTTGGGCCGTAAACGGACAGCTTGCTCAGGCTCCTACGTATTCACCCAAGACATCACAAAGTAATCATGGCTTCTACTCATTCAACTGCAATGGAAATCGCTGCCTCTGGTGCAGCCAACAAAGCTACCTGGACAGGATCCGCAGTCACCATGTTCAGTGGCATCACTTCATCTGACTTCGGTATGTGGGCTGGCATCCTCATTGGTGTCACTGGCTTGGTGATCAGTTGGTACTTCAAGCACCGGGCTGACATTCGGTATGAGGAAGCCAACGAGCGTTACGTCGAAGCTCACCAGGCCTACATGAAGAACATGGTGAACGGACAGTGGGCACTCCACCCGCCAGCTCCAAAGAAAGAGGATGAGCTGTGAACTGGTCCGAGTACCCCAACTTCTCCGAAGCTGAGCTCAAGTGCAAGCACACAGGGAAGTGCGAGATGGTTCCTCAGTTCATGGAGCGTCTCCAGAAGCTGCGGGTTGCTTACGGCAAGCCCATGGAAGTCTCGAGTGGTTACCGGGATCCTTCACACCCTGTGGAAGCCAAGAAGCGGAGTCCTGGTGAGCACTCCTTTGGTCGTGCTGTGGACATCGCGGTCCAAGGCCCTGATGCAGTCCGTCTGATTGCTCTGGCTTACCTGGCTGGCTTCACCCGTATCGGGGTGCAGCAGAAAGGTACCGGTCGATTCATTCATTTAGGTGATGACCCCAAATTTCCCTCTGGGATCTGGAGCTACTGATGTCAGTGAACTGGAAAGAGGTAGGCGACTGGCTCAAGGGCAACGCTGGCACAGGAGCAGCTCTCGTGGGCTCGCTGCTGGTTGGTAACGTCCCTGGAGCAGTGGCTGCAGGGATCTCCTTGGTGAGCAGTGCTACTGGCGAAGCAGAGCCAGGAAAAGTACTGAGCGCTCTTCAAGGAGATCCTTCGACGATGCTGCGTCTACGGGAGCTGGCGATCCAAGAGGAAGCCAGCATCCGTGAGCACATCCGGGGCATGGAAGCGGATCGGCTGAAGGATGTTCAGGCAGAGCATGAACAGACTCAGACCACGATCCGTGGTGGAGATGCTGCAGAGGATCCGTATGTGAGGCACACACGTCCTCTGATGGCTCGACAGTCCTGGTACGCCACGATGGCCTACGTGATGGTGTTCGAGGCTCTGAAGCTCCTGGGAGTCTTCAGTGGTGGGGCAGTGCTCGAGCTGGCCATGTTGCTGGTGGCTCCGGCTGCTGCCTACATCGGCTTCAGGACTCTGGACAAGCGATCGGTGATCGCTGCAGTGACCAAGCCAGTTCGATGAACGAGGTCTCACTGAAAGACTGTGAGGCGTTCGATGAGTACATCAAGAAGTGGCAAGGGATTCTCAGTCTGAATGACTGGAGGATCGAGAGGTCGACACGAAGACCCAAGAAGAACATGGCTGAAGTCGTTTTCAACGATGGAGCCATGTTGGCCACGTACGCCATCGGACAGAACTTCGGTTCTGCGGAAGTCACTCCCGACTCACTGGAGCGTACTGCGCTGCATGAGGTTCTCCACGTACGGCTTCGCAAGTTCAAGATGGATCAAAGCGAAGCCAATGAACACGAGATCGTGAACATGTTCGAAAAGCTGTTGATGGAGATGTACAAATGAATGCCGCCCGTATCGTCACGCTCGACATCGAGACTTCACCCATCCTGGCTTACGTCTGGGGGCTCTTCAAGCAGTTCGTTGGACTGAACCAGATCGTGTCCGACTGGTCGATCATCAGTTTCTCCTACAAGTGGTTGGACAAGCACAAGGTGCATCACTTCAATACTGGAGGCAAGGGAATCGGTGAGGTTCGCAACGACAGGCAGCTGCTGTTGCTGCTTTGGGAAGTACTCGACAAGGCCGACATCGTCGTGGCTCAGAACGGGGTGAAGTTTGATGTCAAGAAGATCAATGCTCGCTTTATCGAACTGGGCCTTCCTCCTCCGACGCCGTACAAGGTGGTTGACACCATGCTTCAAGCCAAAGCTATTGCAGCGTTCACGTCGAACAAGCTGGCCTGGCTCAGTGAGATCCTGACGGATCAACCCAAGAGCAGGCATGAGAAGTTCCCTGGCTTCGAGCTGTGGACAGAGTGCCTGGCCGACAACCCGGAAGCCTGGGAAGAGATGAGGCTGTACAACGACCAGGACATCCGAGCGACCGAGAGGGTCTACCTGATGTTGCGTCCGTACATGGTGGGTCACCCGAACGTGGCTGCGTACAACGCCAACACCGACATGCAGTGTCCGAAGTGCTCTTCGACCAACCTGCAGCGTCGTGGACTGGCTCTGACCCAAGCGGGTCAGTACCAGCGGTATCGATGCGGTGGGTGTGGTGGCTGGGCTCGTACCCGGTACACGGAGAACCCCATCGAGAAGCGTCGATCGCTTCTCATGAACTAAGGTTCGGTCAGCTCACCACACTGGCTACGGAAGAAGTAGGGAGTAGCTCCCTTCTTGCTGAAAAGCCAGTTGTCTGGTTCATCGAGCATGGCGCAGACTCTGCCACCGTTGTCGACGAAGACGAGCTTGGATGGGGTGTACCCAGGGTTGCCTGGGATCCCATCACCAAACTCCTCGAAGCCGATGATGGTGGCAGCACCCAAGGGTGTCATGATCCTCTGAGAGACGCGGAGCTCACTCATGGTTTGTCCTTCGTGATGCCGTGGGCTCGCTCAATGGCGCGGGCGAACCTGAACGCATATAAACTGTCCGCCCCTCCGTGTATGGCTTGGGTGTCGAGTCGGTTGATCTGCTCATCCGTCAGCGGCTCACGCTGGGCCAGTGCTGCGGCTGCGTAGGAGCGCATTTGGTCGGCGGTGTACCCGTGCAGATTGCCCTGCTCGGGATCGTATCCAAGCCATTCCTGGTGTGGCAGCGGCGGTAGTGTGTCCATGTTGTTCCTTGCGTCAGGCATCGAAGCCCTCGTAGTAGTCGGCACGAAGAAGATCGTGGTGGTCTTCTGCGAGTTGGGCTTCCACCTCAGGGGTGATGTAGCGGTCGAGCCAGGCAGCAGGACGACCTCTGCGGTCGAGCAGCTCGAACTCGAACTCTTCTGAATCTCCTTCGTGGCAGTCTTCAGGAGGACCACTCACAGTGGCTGGGATACCTGGAAGGTAGTGGGTCACCTTGCACTGGCAGGGGATGCCGTTGACCTTGGTTTCGAAGATCATTTGAGTGCTCCTCTCAGGGCTTCCTTGGCCATGCCGTTCATACGAACTTGCATCTCGCCCTCGGCGTATCTCTTGATGCGGGCGTCCAGATCAGCCACCAGGGGCGCCATGGCCTCGTACACGGCCTTAGACACAGCAGTCGTTGCTGCGGCCGTTGCCTGCTCCTTCAGTCGCTTCTCGGTCTCGTCGGACAGCTTGACGCCCTTCCAGACCTTCGAGGTCAGCCCTTCGGCTGCCAGCGCCTGCTCCACGATGAGCTTGCACTGCGATTCGATGTGATTGCGAGTCACGGAGAGCTCGCGGTCAACGATCTTTCGCACTGTCTCGTTGATGACGGCCTGCTGCAGCTCCAGACGGATCTCACTGCCTTCAGGGAATAGGGCGGCCATGGCGGCGGCGTCGAGTTTCAGTTGGATGCTCATGACTCTCTTTGGAAAGAAGAAGGCCCACCGAAGTGGGCTTCTCTCGTTGCGACAGCTACTTACGCTGTCATGGCTTGACGTGCAGCAGGCACTGCCCAGCGCTTGCCCTTGATGGGGCTCATCTGCTTCTCGATCAGGGACTGGACGATGCCGTTGGCACCACAGTACTGACGGGCTTCTTCACGGGTCTCGAAGTACGCCCGCATCGGAGTCACCGGGATCGGGCTCTTGGTCGGACGGTTGGTCACCGGGACGGAGATCAGTTGCACCGGAGCCGGAGCAGCTGCGACCACCTTGGGTTGTAGGTAGGCCAGATCAGCTTCCGTGAACGGAACACCGATCTCCTTCCAGTAGATGACACCCGAGCCACCGACGAGCTTGCGGTTCACCGACTCGCTCTGGATGAAGATGTCGTAGGCCTTGTGGTCACCGGGGTGGAGACGTGCATTGCGATCGCTCGGCAGACCGATCATGCTGCGAGCCTGTGCACCAGCGAAGATCTTGCCGCTGGCTTGATCCCGCACCAGGACTTGCTTGGTGTACGACACCTTGGATTCCGTCTTGCTGAGCTGGTAGAACGCAGCACCCTTCAGGTAGTCCATGCGGTGACGTAGGATGAACGGACGGATCTCGACACCGTTGTCCTCCATCGGAACCACGTACAGGCTGACTTTCTTGGAGATGTCCTCCAGGAGAGCCAGGTTGACCGCTGCAGCGTTGGCGTAGAACGAACTAGTGGCCTTCACACCTGCGCTGCGACCAGCGAAGTAGCTGCCCATGGCTGCGGTGGTCTGAGCCGTCGAGACGGCCATACCAGCAGCAGTGGTGTCCCACGACTGAAGGTTGCCTTCCGGGATGCCCAGCGACAGCAGGTTCTGCTGGTGGTCTCGTCCCAGGTTCTTGGGCACTCGAGCCACGAAAGTCCAGCGACCGGTGGCCAGCAGCGGAGCCATCTTCTGACGCAGATTGTTCAGAGCCGTGACACCGTCTGTGGCTTCACCGTCCGTGGTCATCATGACCAGCACCGACACATCATCCTTACGGATGTCCGGCAGCGACAGGAGCATGTCGATCAGCTTGGCAGTGCTGCCCCACAGCGGAGTGCGGCTTTCAGCTCGCCAGTTGGTGACGGGCTTGAGGACGTGGGGGTTGGAAACGGTGACGCTCAGAGGGTTGCTGTGGCCGTCCACTTCGACCACCGACACCACGGTATCCAGCATCTCTTGGGAAGCTGCGTTCTTCACGGCTTCGATGTTGGTGTTGAAGTCTTTGGCAGCGGCAGTAGCCAGGTCAGCCATCGAACCCGAGTGGTCGTTGACGAAGTTGATGTAGTTCTTCATAGGTAGTAGCGCTTTTGGAAAGAAAAAAGGCTCCACATGGGAGCCGGTTGGGGGAACAGGGTTTGCTGGGTGCCTCTGAATTCGAGGCGAAGAGGGTTACTGCTCGATCAGACGAACCAGCGCTTGCTCTTGGGTGCGAAGTAGTAGGTGTTTTTGTTGATCACCGACTGGGGGACACCGATCTCAGCGCAGTACTGACGAGCTTCTTCACGGGTAGTGAAGTAGCGCACAGGGTGGATGTTGAGCACCAGGTGTTGAGGAGATGCTTGAGTTGCGGGGCTGACTTGGTTTTGCATGAAAGTTCCTTACGCCACAGCCAGGAGTTCTTCTTTGGTGGCTTGACAGATGTCGAAGATCTCCTCGCGGTTCGCACCGTTGGGGAGGGTGGTTGCTTTGGCCCAGTTGGGCCAAAAGATGTCGAGTGCAGCACCGAGCTTCACAGTGGGGTGCTGGATTTCAGAGAGCTCTTGCCACTGCATGGACTTGATGAGCTCACGGTTGGCGAACTCCATGACATCGGAGCGATCCCGCACCAGGACATAAATTGCGTCGTGAATAAGGGCCACTGGCTTGATGTCGAGTCGGTATGGGGAGGCCCACACCTTCTTCATGAAGTCCACTGCAGCACGGTTGTTGAGGAGACCATAGGACTGACCCATGGCATTACCGGCTGTCCGTCCTTCGGCTGACGCCTCGTACGGCATCCGGCTACCCCAGACCACCTGGCCAAGGAGAGGCGTCCTCACCCTGAGCCCGAAGGCTACGGTGACGAATCCATCCTTGGTGGCTTGCTTGAGCCGGTCTTCTGTGTACTTGTCAGACTCTTTGTAGAGCTCATGGTAGTTGGCTTCTATGGATTTGCTGGTGTCCTCATCCCAACCCAGGTTGCTCATCATTCCGTGGTATGTCCCCCCATAGGTAAGGAGGAACGTCGGTGCTTTTGAGTCTTGCCGTAGATCGGGATGAGTTTTCTTGATTGAGTTGACTGACTTGGGGTCAGTCACATCAATGTGTGCCAGCTTGTCTTTGAAGTAGTACGCAGCTCTTAGTGAATGTCCGTCAAAGCCTTTGGTGTAGACAGCGATCTTGTTTGAATCCTTGGTCGTCAGAGCCGAGATCATGTCCTCCAACGAGTTGAAGTCCGCACCACAGAACAACCAGCCTGGTGGTCCCACGAAGCACTCTTTGATGAGCTTGGCGTAGACCGAGTTGGCTGGGATGTTCTGCAGGTTGGGATCACTGCTTGACAACCGGCCGGAGACGGTTCCACCCAGGTTGAAGCTGCCATGGAGCCAGACGACTCCATCACCCTTCTCGATTGCCTGTTCGAAGGCAGGAATGAACGTCGACAGGATCTTGCTGGCTTTGCCGTAGCCGATCAACGCAGCCAGGAGAGACTTGAAGGTCGGCTCTTGGGTATGGTTGATCAGCTTCTCGATCGTGTCGGCACCGGTCGCAGGTTGCTTGGTCTCGGTAAAGTCGATCTTCGGAAGCCCCATCTGGTCGTACAGCAGACGCTGCAGCTGAGGACCGGAGTTCGGGTTGAACACCTTGTCATCGAAGTGAGACAGCGGATGTTGCTTTACCTTCAGCTTGGCGTTGGCTTCCTCCATCGCAGTCTGTCGGTGGATCAGGTTGAAAGCCTGGATCAGCTTGGAGTTGATGATCACATCAAGGTGACCATCCCGAATCCTTTCCAGCTTGGCTCTGACCTCTACCACCTTGACAGGATCCAGAGGCATGCCTGTGAGCTCCATCTGGAGGATGAGCTTCATGCTGGGCAGCATCAGGCCGTAGTACAGCTCCTCTTGCTGGTCAGCCACCATGATCGGGGTGTACTTCTCCCGCACGTAGGCGGTCGAGAGTGCATCTATCAGGTTGTACTCAAGGAGCTTGTCCAGAGGTACCTTGCGGATGTCCTTGACCTCCACAGCCCAGTTCCCAGCAAACTCATGAGCCAGAGCCTTGAGGCCCAGCACATTGCCTGCGGTGGAGTTGGTGGCCAGGTAGGCGATGATCTTCGTATCCTGGATCGATCGGGTCATCACTTCCAGGCCTTTGAGCAGCCCTTCAGTGTCAAGACCGTTCTTCATCCACAAGGTGTAGATGATGACCTTCACGTCATAGCCACCGCTGTGCCAGGTGAGCTCTCCCTTGTAGGTCTCCAGGAAGTTCTTCAGCAGAGCACGGACAGCCTGGTTTGCATGGAAGTACCCCGCGAATGGTCCTTCCCCTGTTGTTGTGTAAACCGCCTGAGCCCCGTCTGAGTAGGGTTTGTAATCACAGGGGAAGGCGATCCCGTTGTGCTGGTCCCAGGCGAAGCTGATGGTGCCAATGCCAGCCTTGTCAAAAGCCAGCGAGAAGGCCTCAATGTCTGCGGTGAGCCTCGGATACTGGTGCAGTGCTTCCAGAGCCTCCTGGATCGATTTGAGGCCTTTTGGGTACTGTGCCGAGTGAATGATCCCCCGACCCAGAGGCTGGTAGGTGCCTTGGACGGAATTCGCCAGGGTCTTCAGGCTCAGGTCGAGCTTGGCTTGGAGCTCCGGGTTGTAGATCAGGGCATGGAAGTTCATGCCCAGAACCACTTGCATGTGCTCGTAGCCCTTGATCTTGCAGGGCAGCACATAGCCAAAGTGGGGTTCAGCTTTGGCTTGTCCCGTCAGTACCTTGAAGTAGGCACTGTCGGTGACGTAGAGCCAGGTGGTACTCAGGGACTGGAGTGCTGACAGGAGCTTGGCCAGGTAGTCCTTGATGAACGTGGCAGGTGCTTTGCCCACATCGTTGTACTCGAGCGTGAAGGCGATCAGATCCTTGCGAAAAAGGCCGAGCTGATCCAGTGGGTTGATGTAGTTGTTCTCGATCTCCTGCCTGTTGAAGGAGGAGGCCTTCACCAGCACGGCTGTGCTGTAGGTCGGATGGTCTTCCCAGAGGATGTGGCGCATTTGATCATTCCCCGTTCTTGTTAATGCAACGGAACAGGTTGGGTTTCAAGTTGAGTTTTGCTGCGGCTTTAAGGCACGAGCTTTGCCCATTGAAATCACCTATTGGTCGCCAGTCGTAGGTATCTTGGCGCATGTATCCTGAACCAACCAAGGTCCATATCACGAGAAGAGTTGACATAGGTCTTTCAGTCGGTGTAGCTGCCGTACAGGGCACCCACAGGAACGTCACTGTCTTCGTCTTGGTAACGCTTGAGCGTTGCCTTGGCTTGATGCCGGTGAGCACGTTGTTCCAGCTTGCGCTGAACATGTCCGTTCTCACTGGCTTGGCCTCGGCGGCATTGCGTGCAGCCGCAAGACTTGAGAGTGAGCTTTGTGTTGGTGTCCATGAGGATTCCTTCAGAGCAGCAGGTTCATGACAAGGCGCTGCCGCATCATGTCGATTGGTGCCTGGTTCTTCGACTGGAGATGCAGCACACGTTCATCTGGAAGGCTGGTGTTCCTGCAAGGGCAGGTGGCCATCATCTTGGTGAGCGGGTGGTGCACCGACTCAGGAAAGATCCTGAGATAGTCGGTCAGGTCGGGGGAGGAGTTGAGCACCTGGTTGATGAATCCCAGGACATAGGGCAACTCGTGGTTGTTGAGTTGCTCCACTTCCTCGAGATACTCGTCCATGGTGGCCCTCAGTGCAGGCACCAGACGATTCTTTCGAAGAGGTGGTGCAGTCACGTCGCAATTATAGGTAACCCCCTTGTAGGAGAAATGCTTGTGGCCGTAGCCACCCATTACCGTATTGCGAATCACCAGAGTCTCGAGCCGAGTCCTGAATTGCTTCTGGACTGGCTCATAGAGGAAGGAATACAGAGCATCCTTGATCTTGGACTTGGTGTAAGGGTCGTACTCGAGCTTTTCCATGATGGAGACTTGGTTGTTAAGCCAAGTCACCCGTCAGATAGACATGGTTTTTGGCTCGGGAAACACCCACATAGAGCATGCGGGCAATCTGGTCACCGCTGTTGCAGCCACCTACGTCATCGAGATCGATGAAGACCGATCCGAAGGTGGAACCTTGTGCCTTGTTGATGGTGCAGGCATAGGCTCCACGGAGATCGATCCAGGAAGACTCGATCACAGAAACGGTGTGGAAGTCATCTTGTGCACGAGCCAGCTTGAGACGGTTGTTCTTCTCTTGCAGGCTTCGGGGTTGGAATACTCGCATGCCGTGATCGATCGTCATCCAGTTGCCTGGCACATCGTAGTGATCACTGTCTTTTTCGATCCGGGTGATCTGAACCAGCTGGTCAGTCTTGATGCTGCTGCGACCTAGCGTCAGGAACGAGTTGCAGACCGCATAGTCGCCAGCCTGGAAGTGCGGATCTCCCTTAGCCAAGTTGCGGACGTACTGGTTGTAGCCAATGACGCACTTGTTTGTCCAGGCCAGGATCTTGGAGTCTGCGTACTTCCAATCGGGACGAGTGAACTCGTCTTCGATGGCCTGGTTGAAAGCTGCCCGATCCAGTCGCCGGATGTGGTGTCCATCGGGAGTGAACCCGAAGAACTCCCCGGTGTTCACCGTGTGACGGAACTTGGTGGACAAGTCCACGATGGGATTGCCTTCAGCCTGACGCACCACAGTGGTCAGAGCAGCTCCGGTAAAGCCTGCTTCGAACACAGGTGCACTGGTGGCTTTGACGGGAGTCAGTTGAGCCGGGTCACCGATGAAGACGATCTTGCAGTTGTGGGTACGCTTGAAGATCATGTCCAGGAGCTGGCGATCGACGTAGGAGGCCTCGTCGATGAAGACCACAGTGTCTTCTGGGCAGGTGAAGTTCTGTCGAGCCACCAGTTTGCTGACGTTGGTCCGGTAGTCGGTCTCCACCCGCAGACCCAGGAACGAGTGAATGGTGCACACCTCGTGTCCGGTGATCTGGTACAGGTTTTCTGCAGCCTTGTTGGTGGTGGCTGTGAGCTGGGTGCTGAACTCTTTCTGGCTCGGGTTGATGAGCTTGGCTGTCCGGATGTAGTTGGGCATCTGATCCAGCAGGGTACGAACCAGGGTGGACTTGCCACAGCCGGAGTACCCAGACAGAACGAACACCGTTTCCACGGGGTCGATGAGGAAGAGGAAGAGGGCGTCCAGTGCAGTGTTCTGGTCTGCAGTCAGGACGATGCTGTCGAGGGTGTCGGTGGTCATGATGTGGTGGCTGGTTTGTTAGTCGCTTCCATCATTTCCAGCACCTCGTCAGGTGAGAGGCCGAGGAGAGCAGCGATTTTGATGCGTTCGTACTCGGAGTACGACATGGTTTGGACCTTGATCCTGTCCCGCTCGATCTCGGTGATCCGGGTTGTGGTTCCGTAGGATTCCTTCAGACGCTCTGCATTGAGCAGTGCAGTCAGGATGGTGGATCCGTCCTTGTGGGGCAGGATGATCTTGTGGTCGTAACTGAACTCCAGGATCATGAGGTTGTCCTTGAGCTTCTCGGTTCGGACTTTCTTGGTGGCTTCAGTGATGTCCATGGGAATTTCCTTCTGAGACTTGAATCAACATGAATGGGGCGAGACTGCCGTTGTCGTTGAACGTGTCGTTCAAGTGCTCTGCAGCTTCCACGCCTATGTCATAGGCTGCGGACTGGGACTCGGCTTCAATCGTCAATGTGAGCTTGACTTCGAACTTCATCTCGACTCCTAGATCTTGTAGTGGATGGCCTTCCCGAAGGGAGGTACGAACTTCTGGTTGTTGTGGATGAGCCAGAGCGTGTTGCGCTTGGTATCCAGCGTCGGGAACTTGAAGTGACCGTCCGTGAAGACCATTAGGAGCTGAGGCTTGTTGACGTTGGCCCATTCGAGAACAGGCGTGATGTCAGTGCCACCTCGTCCTTTGAACTTGATGGCCATCAGATCCTTGATGGTCCCTACCGTATCCACCGACTTGAGCTCGGTATCAAACTGGATCAGCGTGATCTTCTTGGGCTTCATCATCCGGAGAATGGAAGCCACTTCGGACACGAAGACGTGGAAGTCCTTGGTGCTGACGGAGCCGGAGATGTCCACCGCAATGCTCAGGTCCATGAGGGACTCCGAGAACATGGAAGGCAGGTGGTACTTGGGAAAGAACCTGCGGTTGGGCTTGCGGAACGAGTAGTCGTTCTTGGCGTAGCTGTGCAGGTACTTCTGCAGGATCCGGTTCCAGGGGAGCTGGGGATTCAGCAGACCGTTCAGGAAGATCTGGATGTCCTGGGGGATGGTTCCCGGCTTGTCGTTCGACAGCTTGGACTGGACTGCTGCACGAACCAGGATCTCCTGCATCTCTTCTTCCAGCAGGGTGGCTGCTGCGTTCTTCTCGTCACCGGAGAGTCCTTCTGCAGGATCTCCCAGGTCTTGCATCTGGGGCTTGCCAGGGTTGTCAGGGAGGAGCTTGTAGACCTCTTCCCAGCACATCCCTTTGAACTGGGGATCTGCGTGGCCTGGTACCTTGGTCGGCATCTTGAAACCCCGCTCGACGAGCTGGAGGTTGATGACGTGATCCATGGCGATATTGGCTCGGTCACGACACATGCCAGGCTGCACTCGCACCGTGTGGAGGTAGGCGCAATGCAGTGTCTCGTGGAGCATCAGGAACACACGCTCCTCGATGTCCACAAGATCCTTCATGAAGAACTTGGGATTCCAGGTGATGGTTCGACCATCGGTGTAGGCCGTGGGATGGCCGTCATCGAAGCGTTGCTTCAGGGAGAAGCACAGCGTGGTGAAGAAGGCGCTGTCGTCCTTCTGCATCAGACAGATCTTGGCTTTGTCCAGAGCTTGCTTCTGGGCTTGGACTTCAGAGGCGTCCTGTATGGTCTTCATGGTTTCCTTTCGGGCATAAAAAAAGAGACCCTCAGGTCTCTTTGTCACGAAGCGCGGGGACGCGCATTACTTACTCACATGTCATGGGAGTTAGCCACTTCCATCCGGCGTACTTGTCACCGGTCTGCTTAATGTGGGTGTATCGCTTGAGTGACTGCCAGGAGCGATGTCCTGATACAGAAGCCACCTGAGGGATGGTCCATCCCATCTCGAACAAGCGGCTGATGCCGTCATGTCGAAGGTCATGGAAATGGAGGTCTTCGATCCCGAGCAGGGTGCACGCTCGAGTGAACGAGGTACTGATCGATCCGGCGTTGTGAGGCCAGATGATTCCTTCGGTCTTGGGCTGAAGGTCGATGAGTTTCAGTGCCTCAGGGGTGAGGGTGGTGCGAACATCGTTGCCAACCTTTTCGCCAGGGTTCTTCATGTCACGGACGATGATCTCCAGGTGCTCCCGATTCAGGTCTTTGCCTGTGATGCGGGTGATCTCTTCCTGGCGTCGAGTGGAGAAGATGGCGAAGGGGATGATCCGGGTCATCGGGACGGAGTCCCCTCGCTTGAGCTGCATGGTTTCGTAATGATTCATGAGGAGATCCAGCTCCTCCAAAGTAGGACGCCTATGGCGCTCCTTAGAGCGTGTAACGAGCCCTAGCTTGCGCAGCACGATGCGAGCGTCATCGATGGCTTGACTGTCCAGCGGGTACCCCCATGCGGGCCTGGCTACTGAGAAGACCGAAGCCAGGTGAGACATGTAGTTCCCACGGGTCTGAGGGCTCGCTGCGATCTTCTTTGCGAACTCAACCAGGTCAGGGCTACCGATCTGGGAGCATCGTTTCTGAGCCAGTGAGCTGGACTGGATGGTCTTTAGCACCTGGGTCTTGGTCTTGCCGTGAAGCTTGATCTTCTCCAGGTTGTACTGGTCGATGACCTCGGTCAGGAGAGGATCCTCGATCTTGGTCAGAGCTCCTGGCTTGGAGAGCTCGGTCTCTCGCTTCTTCAACCAGGCCTTGGCGGCTTGCTCCCGATCGAAGGTCTGGGTCTCCGTGTGGATGACCTTGCCTTCCTTCTTGATCCGGATGATGGCGGTGTAGCCTACGGTCCCGTCCTTGCGTTGACGGGAAAGGATGGAGCCCATGGTGGTGTAACACGGTGGTTTTGTTGCACCGGATGTTACCCCCAGGCTCCAAAACGGTACGGAAAAGGCTGGAATGATCGGGAATGAGACGGGAGTGGAAACCCTGGTTTCTCCTGGGAAGAGAGACTCTCCCAGTGAGTGGAAACTGAGCATTGCGCCCATGATGGACTGGACGGACAAGGGGTAGAAACGCCATACAGAACAACACGTTAGGTGTTGCCTGCATGGTTCATGTTGCTCTTTTGTTACCCCTACTTCCCGTCAGCACGGATGGCTGCGGCCAACTTGTTGAACCACTCGTGGAAGTTGCTGCCGCCCCAAGTTGCGTACTCTTCGGCCAGCTTTGCGCACCGCTCGCGCTCTGCCGCAATCGCAGCAGTAACCTCTGTTATGTCGCAGAACGGGCAGACCTCAGGCTCCCAAGCCTCGGTTTCTGTGACGCTGCCGCAGCAGTTCCATTCCTTGCGATAGGTTCCCATGCTGCTCCTTTTGTGGTGGGTGGGTGTACAAGATGCGCTCCTCGTATGGGCCTCCGCCGTCTTCATGATCTGCGTAGCCGTCATACCATTCGGCGCAAAACCGCTTTCGCCACTGATGGATTGCCACCGGCTCCGGCTCCGGCTGCTCCAGGGCTGCGCGGATGGCGGTGATGGCTTTGCCGTGAACCGTGATCGCATCGGCACCAGCGTAGGCCAACTCCAGCGCCTCCAGCGCCTGCCGCAGCAGTCCTCGGTCGGTGCTCATGCTGTATTCCCTGCCAACTGCTTGGCTTCCTTGACCGCAGCTGCACGCCTCTCATCGAGGTACGTAGCCAGGTCGTTGATGTGGATCCCCTTGGCACTCTTCTGCGTACCCGCTTCGATGCGGATCATGGGGATGTTGATTTCCCCAAGACCTACCTTGCGGATGAACTTGTCAGTGCTGAGGTGAGGGAAGTAGTCCTGAACCACCTTGTCGATGGGGATCATGGCTGCGTTGTACTGAGCCATGAGAAGGAAGAAGGTGTTCACACCTTGACTCCGACAAACTGCACACCATTGAACTCATCGTTGGGGATGAAGCCACGGCTAGTGAGCCATTGAATGTTGAGTGCTGCCAGGATGGCCATACGACCTGTGATGGGTCGACTTTCCATCTTCTGGATCCCGATGGAATCCAGCTGGTTGATCATGTGACCCACGATGTTGCTGCCCAGAGCGAGGTCACTCTCATGAGCGAACTTCTTGGACACATCGCCGTTGAACATGCGCTCGAGGTCGGAGCCAGAGAAGGTGGGAGGACCGAAGGTGATCCCGATGCCACCGGGTTGGTCGTTCTTGTAGAAGAACGAGGCTTGGATGATGCTCATGGACTCACCAGGAAGTTGATTTGTTGGGTGTACTTCTGGATCCGCTTGGGATCGAAGCGCATCACGCTGGCTCGGAGGTTGCAGAGCGAGTCGTGGACCTTGACGATGCGAGCCATGGGATTGGCTTTGCAGCGAAGCAGGTACTGCTGTTTGTCTTCGTTCCGACCTCGAGTCATGGCTTCCACAGCAACGACTACGTTGTCTTCAAAGAGTTCTTGAAGAGTGGGTACCACGCAGGTGGTGTCTTCGAGGATGTCGTGGAGCCAGGCCACCACGATCAGACGTTCATCTGTGTGGCCCAGGGTCACGCTGTTTGCGACCTCTTCGAGGTGACAGGTGTAGTCCACAGTGCCGTACTTCTGACCGGCGTGGTACTTCGCAGCCAGGCTCTGGGCGAGTTGAATGTCGATGCTCATGAGCTTCCAGAATTGGGAAAGCCCTGCCTCATTGCTGAGGACAGGGCTTAGGGTGGTTGGTATCAGAACAGAGAGACTGCGCTCTTGGCGATCCAGTTCGTCACAGCAGGGTGGGTACGCAGAGGCTTGTGCTTGCGGACAACCTCACGGAGCGTGATCACCTGGAACTCCACATCCAGACGACTCACAAACTTCATGAGAGCGCTGGCGTTGGAGGCCGTCATGTTCTGGCTGATGGAGCCAGTGAGAGCCCAGGTCACGCTGAGTTCGGTGGGCACCTTGACGGTATCCGGATTGGCTTCGATCTGTTCGACTGTCAGCAAGGTCTTGTAGATCTTGCAGAAGGCCAGGAACTCACGGGCCACACCTTCGGAGATGGTGCCAGCCAGCAAGGGCAGGATGTCGGGAGAGTCCAGGCCTTCAGCAGTGATGAGCCGGTCTCCGAACTCCCAGGTCCGAGGGCATGCGTACGTGCGATCGGTGTGGTCCGGAGCGAAGGTCATCAGGCTTCCTGGCTTGAACTTGATGAAGTCAGGGATCTGGTGGTTCTTGAGATGCTCGCTGGCCCAGTCACGCCACTCGATCGGGCAGGAGATCAGCTCGAAGTGAATCATCCGACTCTGAAGTGCCGTGCTCATCTCTTCGACGATGGCACCATCCGTCTCCAGATTGCCTGCAGCGACGATGGCACAGTGCTGGTGCAGAGCCTTTTGACCCACTGCTCGATCCAGAATGATCTTGTAGGCTGCTGCTTGCACAGCCTTGGGAGCTGAGTTGGCTTCGTCCAGGAAGAGGATCCAGCCGCTGTAGCCAGGAGGAGGGGACTCACCTTCGAGAGGGAAGGTGTCCATGGGGACGTAGCCAGCCTTCTGACGAGCCAGGTCAATTTGCGGGAATCCTGCCAGGTCCGTGGGGTCACACTGGCTGAGACGGAGGTCGATGACCTTCAGGTTGTAGGTCTCTGCGATCTGGTAGACGATCTGGGACTTGCCGATGCCAGGGCTTCCATGAATCATGGGAGTGATCTTGGCTTTGATGGCGGTGGCAATCATCCGCGTTGCTTGACTGACCTTGACTTGCATAGTGTTCTGCTGAGTTGTGCTGCTCACTTCTGGTCTTCTATGACCTTGAGCAACGTGTTGTGGTACGTCATCAGCAAAGAGAACATCTCGTTGTGACTGATGACTGGGACTTTGGAGGTGGCGTAGGTCACCACTTCGTTCAAGCTGCTCATTGCGGGGAACAGCATCAGAGGTACCGCCCGGATGGGCGGCTGTGAGTTGCTCACGGGATCTCCTTGACGGTGATCTCGTACTTGGGTTTGCCGTTGGCAGTCACGATGAGGGGTGTGGCTTCACCAGCCAGTGCGTACTGAGCAACTGCGGCGCAAGCAAGCCCAGTTACGTCTTGCTTGCCAGCAAGAAACGCAGTACCCGCCTTATTGGTTCGCCCAACGAAGATCCGATTGGTCAGGGGTGAGGTGGCGATGTGAAGAGGACTCACGTACGCACCTCTCCGGTCATCCAGCCAGTGATGCGCTTCCACCAGGGAGTTCTGGTGGGGATCACGACAGGAACCGGCTTGGGCTTGGGCTGGCGCTTCTTGACCACGTTCTGGTGGCCAGCTTCTTCCAGCACACGGATGATCGTGCGACGGGAGCAACTGTTGTGATAGGCCAGCTCGTTGATGGTGAAGAGGTTCAGGCCGTAGTCCAGAGAGATCTGGCTCTTCTGGACTTGGCTGAGGGAAATGACTGTCATGCTGTGATCTCCTTGGAGACGTTGGTTTCGGTGTTGGTGGGCTGAGACGGTGGCTCGATCTTTCGGAGCCAGTCCTGAGCGAAGTGAGCACAGCCAGGAGCCATGTCACGGGTACCTGGTTGGCCAATGACTGCGTGCTCGGCCTGACAGATCCAGATGGGTCCGTATTGGCTGTGCTCACCTTGGGATGTGAGCACCTTGACGATGAGCCCCAGGTTGGGACTGTCTCGCCCCTGGAGACCGCCAATGACCTCTGCGAGGTCACCGGCTTTGATGGGCTGCTTCATTCCAGGTCCACGTAGACGAGCTTGGTGGCGGGCTTGCTGATGCTGTACAGCTTCGGGAAATTCCTGAGGTTGTTCCAGTGGCTATGGCCGGAAGTGCTGACGTGCTCAGGACCGTCTTCTCCCTTCCACCACACCATTGCGCCTCTGGTCACCACCCCATCGAAAACCTCGCGGGTTTCCTTGGACTTCAGTTCGTAGAGGGACTCGAGTTCTTTGAGCTGTTCTTCAGAAAAGTGGGGCATGGGTTCTCCTAGTCATACCCTCGGGTTGACATAGTCAAAAATCACCGATTCCAAAAATTAGGTTATCGGTATGGGTTGGGAGAGAAGTTCTGGAGAACTTCTCAGGACTTCTGTTGGGGGACTAGAAGTACCCCAGGATGCTGCCCAGGGGAGCAACAAAGACGCCGATACAGCGGAGGATGAACATCCCGGTGATCGGATCGTTGACCATCTCCACGATGTCAAAGATGTTCATGACCCATCCGAGGATGGCCAGGAACCAGACGGACAGGATGAAGATGGCTCCTGCGGAAAGGTCGGTGTGGTGGCGCATGTTTCAGCCTCGTTGGTTGCGACGGTTGGCCTTCACATTCCGCTTCTTGCGGGCCATGCGTTGAACCTGCGCTTGGGTCCAGCCAGGGCCACTGGGGTAGCTGTTGACAGGAGCCGTGTTGCGACCGGTGCGGATGCTCTGAAGCAGCGATTGACGGTTGCGCGAGGAGCTCACAGACATGGTTGGTGCACCCATGCCCAAGCCTGCGGGGCTCAGAGATGCGCCAAGGCCCATGGTTGCTGCAGCTAGGAGACTGGCCAGGCTTGAGAAACGGGATGACTTCATGGTGTTTGGTGTGTGGGTAAGGGAAAAAAGAAAAGCCCAGACACCCTGGGTAGGGTGCTGGGCTTGTTCAGTGCTGTTCCTCAGTCGAGGGCGTGGCGGGCTTATTTAGATGCGTTCGCTGCTTCTACATCCGTTGTTTAGAGCCAATGCGGGCTATGAAAGGAGGAGCTACTCGATGTCCAGCACTCAAGCTGGTTAGGGGTACTCACATGCACGTCGATGAGACGTACTGTTTGGCTACGGGCACTATGCAACGGTGTGTCGTGCGGCCCAGTGTTAGGTGAAGCTCAAGAACCGGGGTTATCCATAGAGATCTATTGAGCTTTGCTGCGCTACGGCAGCGTCAGTTAACGCATGGTTCTCTCCTGATGATTGTCTGACAGAGCGACTGAGCGATCAGTCGATCCAATGGAAGCGACTGAAGGCTATGACGAGGACACTGTAGTAAGCATCCCGAATGGCATTCAGCAGCTTCTTCATTGAATTGCTCTGTGGGTTGATGGAAAGAAGAATGGAGTAGGAGATCAGCCAGTTGGCTCATCCTCTTCCCCATTCACCCAGCGCACGGAGTGCGCCTGTTCTACTCAACACAGTGCGTAGTTCGACTGACGAATCAGCTCAGGCAGGTTGAAGTTCACCTTGTTGAAGGTACCAGGTGCACCCATGATCTGGCTGAGAAGGTCGTCGAGTACGTTGCTTTCTGCGATCTCAGCCATGATCTCTCGGTACATCCAACGCACCTGGTTCAGGTTGTTGGGATGTGCCTTGAACTCATCATGGACAGTGATGAGCTCGAAGGGAAGGTGCTGCAGCATGCCGGTGAGAATCTGAGCCAGAGCCTGGAGATGCTCGGTGCTCAGGTGGGTGATCTCGTCCCTGTCTAGGTGCGGCAGGATGACGATGTCAGCCAGAGAGCTACGCCTGTACTGCTCGATGTAGTACGCCACTTTGGGGCTGAGGGACAGCTCTTCAGGTTTCGTACCCAGGCTGCGCTCGATGAGCTCATCCTCGATGCAGTTGGCGATGTGCAGGGCAACGCCATGGTCGTAGTTCAGCCTGCGATGCATGCTCCTCAGTACCCACGCATCCATGCTGTGCGTCATGTTCATCTGTTAATGCTGGGCGTTACTCCAGCACCTTCTACTAGTCGTTTGTGCTTTCTCTCAGCAACGATGCGAGTCCATCGAGCTATGCGTGCATCTTTCATCATCTGAACCGCTTTTACTGGTTCACTGGCAGTGTCTTTGGTAAGGCACATCCAACCCGTTCTCGATGACTCAGATGGTGTGTTGTTTTTCAGCGTGCGTTGGGCTTGGCTTCGTAGCGTGTTGTACGGGATTCCGTGGGTGTCTGCTGCGACCTTGATACAGGGGTAACAATAAACAACCTCAGGGAAATCAACATGGACCAAGTAGATCTCCTTGGCCTTCGGGCTGTCACCTCCAGAGATCTTCTCCGTGATAGCCTTTCTGTGCGCCTCTGAGATTGTTTTTCCACGGTGGTAGCTACCAATGTTGTCTCGCTCTGCCTGGCTGTAGCGACCGGTTGTCCCCTTGAATTTATTGGGGAACACTTTGGTTAGCCTGGCTTTTTGAACACTTAGTCCGCGCTTTTTACGAACCTCTGGCGAATCAACCCTGCCTGTGGTGTCAGGAGGTAGCCCTCCACCAGCAGCAAGATTCCATCCGATCCTAGGCAGTGGGCGGTAATGTTGCTCGAGCGTGTAGGCAGTCTCTGCATCTGTTGTAGTGCAGAGAATGTCTTGAATGATGGCTCCCACACCGTACTTCTTGAACGCTTGGTGAAGCACTTTGCTTCCACCGGTACTACCGTTGATGTGGCAGCGTTTGCGCACATCATTTTGACAAGTTACGCCTACGTACCCCTGTGAAAGGGGGTCGGTGTGCTCTGCCAAGTGATACCAGTAAACCAAGTACTCACGCATCTGAATTCCTATCTAGTGAACGCACACTATTGACGCATTAATTGTCTCACGACTAGTAAAAGTTCTCCGATTTTCATCGGAGTGTCGGACTATATCTTCACCCTATTTCTAGGGGCAGGGCACTTCGGACGGTACTTACCTGTCCTACGGGATTCATAAACTCAGTGAGTTTGTATTCCCTAGTCTCTGAACCTTCCTAGGAATCGCTTCCTAGGCTTGGCTGCTGATTAGCATGGGCTTTCGCCGTTAGCCTCCCAGACAATTCACCCTGTACATGGCTCCACATTGCTGTGGGCCTAGCCAATCTCATTTAGCTACATTGCTGAGGCCAGACTTGGCACCTTCGTTCTCGTAGAACTCGTAGGTGAAGCTCGAATGATCGAGCTCGTCCACCTCGATGCGGGCAGTCTTCTTCTTCATGACCTTGACTCGTGCATCGAAGCCATCAGGCAGCTTCCACGAGTGGGACAAGGCATAGGGGTTCCACGAGGCCAGGAGATCCTGGAGCAGTTCCCATGCACCGGGTGCCACGGTGTGAGCAGCCTCGTAGAAGGCATTCAGCTCCGGTGTGTTCTCACCGAAGATGTTCTTGGGAGACTTCTTCGAGCCGTAAAAACTGTGCATTGTTGCGTCCTTCGCATTGCTGCGAGAGATGTCGACGGCACTGCCCAGGATGCCTTCCATGGTCTTGGTGACCTTGGTATAGGCGTCTGCACGCTCATCAGGGTTCACCATGCCAGTGGCTTCAGCACCAGACACGCAGCCTGTGAGGGCTGACATGATCTGGATGCCAGAGCAGCAGGCATCGAGTCCCACCAGGTGACCGGTAGGGATGCCTTGCTGAGCCTTGCGGATGGCCATGACAGCCTTCGCATACAAGGGCTTGGTCTCGGCTTGATCAGCCAGTTGTTCCAGATTGTTGAGGTTGTTGGTAGCCCACTTGATGCGATCTTCGAACGTCATCTTGTCGTGACCATACTGGTTGGCTACATCGATGAGCAGGTATTCCCAGCCTGAGTATTTCTTCACGTTGGTTCCTTAGTTAGATTGTTGGTACACCTTCCACCAGCTCTTCTTTGGCCAGCTCGAGCTGTGCTTTCTTGAAGGCTGCGCCTTGAGGATTCATGTGGTATCCACAGGCGTACATCCGGCCTCGCTTGTCCACCTTGTTGGTGAAGTAGATGCGATTGCCTGAGGTAGCCATCAGCTTGTAGAAGAAGTAGCTCTGCTTCTTGAAGTGAAGCCAGTGGTCTGCCTTCTCTTGGGTGTCCACTTCGAAGGTGGGTTCCTCTTCCACTGTGGACAGGAAGTCCGTAGCGAGCTTGAGCTGCACCCTGTTCACGGTGTTGAGAACATCTAGGCAGATGTCCCCATCGTGGTGGTTACCTGAGCCCAGGATCAACGAATCGTTGTGGGTGAGGTAGCCACTGCTGTGGTTGTGGGTGAGCTTGAGAGGCTCACACAGCATGGGAGGCAGGTACTGGCTGTGCTCGATGAAGTGGGTGAGTTCTTCATCGAGTGGGATGCGTGACACCACCATCAAGGAGCTTTGACGCTTCTCTTTGAGGATGTCGTAGGCATCGGTCTCACACAGTACTGCGATGAGCTCGCCCACTGTGGTGATGGCTTCGACCCGGTCATTGAAGCCCAGTCGATCGCTCATCTGTGCTGACACCGAGGTGAACAGCTCAGGCCTGAGCAGGTAGGCCACACCCACGAAGATGTCCATGACCAGGGCTTCAACATCCAGGGTCTGGAGTTGGGCCAGGCGCTTCATCTTGGATGCGTAGTAGCTTCCCGTGAGGTAGGCCTTGACCAGCTCAGCACCTTGGCTCAGCCTCTGCACCATGATCGGGTTGGCTTGGATAGCCTCCCTGATCTTGGTGTCGATGTGCTTGCGGTTGTACTGGCCCTCGATGTTCTCTTGGGCCACTACGTCGAGCATGGTTTCCATGCAGATCTCCTTGAGGTTGGTTACCTGACGGTGTGGCTGCAGCCTGGAGCTTGGTGTTCCACAGCATCTTCCAGCTGCTTCTCCACTTGCTTGTCAGTCAGTGGATAGCCCATGTTTGCAGCAGCATCTGAGATCAGATCGCAAGCGAGCTTCTTCAGAGCTTTGCATCGGGCCACCAACATGGCATGACCGTCTTCTTCATTCATGAGGTTCTCCTTGAGGGGTCAGTCAGTACTTGACGATGTGCACAGGACGATTCATGTCCTGCATGGTTTTGATCATGTGAGCAGTGCCCTTGCTCTCACCATTCCAGAAGGCCAGGAGTCCATGACTGAACTCGGCCATCTGTTTGTTGCGTATGAAGCCTGCAGCTTTTCCATAGCCATCCCAGTCCGCAGGGAACTCGTACAGCTGCACTTCATGCCGCTTAGCGAACTGCACTGCCAGTCGATCAGCACCAGGTGCCATGCCACTGACGATGCTAACTTGGTATTGTGCGTACGTGGTCATGGCCAGCTGGGTCACTGAGTCCAGCAGCAGGAGGTAGTCCTTGAAGTCGCGCCCACCTGCAACGATCAGTCTGAATTCAATCATCTGGTTCTCCAGTTACGGCAAACGCCACACCATGGACGGAGTCCAGGCTGACCTCTACTGATGGGATGAACTCGACTGTCTTGGCTGGGGTTTCCTCCTCGTCTGCTGAGAGGCAGGCAAGGAGAGTTGTGTGTGTACAAAACGAAGCCCCACCACCACCCGTGAGGGCAGTGATGGGGCTAGGTAAGCCGAGGCTTAGAACGGCAGGACAGGCGCAGGCGTGTTCGGATCGTCAGCCAGGCGGAAGTCCATCGTCATGACGGCCAGCATCGCCTTCAGGGCCTCGGGATCCTTGCTGAAGCGTTCGATCATCGCGGCCTCGAACTTGTTGCCAGCCTTCAGCGGGATGGCCCCGATCTTGGTCTTCCCATCGGGCGTACCAGCCTTCGGGATGTACAGGTTGATGAAAGCCTGGGCCTTCCAGTTGCTGTCCTGGGCAACGGGAACCAGAGCGGGAGCAGAGCGTTGGTTGAAAGCCATGGTGAATCTCCAAGTAAGTTGAAAGAGAAAGGCAGGATTTGCCACACCATGCGCGGAGCGCACAGTGGTGAGAACTAATGAAGGACGTAGTGATGCCTAACCGAGTGATCGGTTGGTTTCTGTATCCGTGGGGAGTGGTGGCTCGGAAGCCACTGTTTGGGGTGTATATCTACACCGCTCAAAGTGACTGTATTAAAGCAGTAGTGGGTTACATGTACGTGACCTAGTACTGCCAAACAACTAGTTGTTCTTTGCTACAGATGACATCTTATCTGTGGTGAGTTGTTTTCTGTGTTGCATGTGATACCTCAGTAGTTCGCACATACGCCAGTAGTGCATATAGGGTGAAGTAGTAATGCCCTCCTCACCCATAAGTTGGATGAGAAGAGCATTTGTGAGAGGGGTGGTCAAGACCATGCCCAGATGGCCACGACCAGTCGGCCCAGGAATGACCTTGGTTGGTCAGCCAGTACACGCAAGCGTGTGAGGGTGGATGGCTCCATCCAGACCCTGTGCAGGGCCTTGGAGGAGCTGTGATCAGCGAGCCCTGAGGTCGGGTGCATCAAGCATGCCCACGTAGGCGAATGGGTTCACGCTGAGCTCGAGATCCCGACGCATCAGGTAGTTGGTGAGGTGCTCGTCAGCGGATGCGCTGAGGTCGATGTCATGGTCGACATCGTCGTACGTGGTGTCGGATTGGCGGATGTGCATGGTGTGCTCCTAGTTGGTGCGGAGTTCGGTGGCCAACATGGACTCGTTGATCGAGTTGTTGAGGATCTGGTTGATCAGTGCGTAGCTCGAGGCACTGAGGACAGCAGCAGGGTTCAGGCTCTTGGCGTGCAAGTCGCAGTAGTCGCTGTAAGAGAAGTCCATGGAAGCAGCAGACATCTCGACGGTTGCCCAGATTGAGGGTTTGCGGGGAATCGAATGGAAGGCCATGCGAGGCTCCTAGTACTTGTTGAAAACGTCGTTGGTGATGTCGCATTCCTCTTCCCCGCACTCGATGTCATCGAGAGAAGGGAAGCGGTTGAACACGTAGAGGCACCAGAACAGGCTAGCTATGCAGAAGGCTGCGATAGCGGGATGCAGGCCGTAGCCTGTGGTGAACAGGTAGGTGAAGGCCAGGTAGCCCATGAACCCGGCGAGAGCCAGGGTGATGAGGGACAGGGTGAAGGCGATGAATCGCATGAGTGCTCCTATATCGGTTGAGTATCGGAATGGATGTGAGTATGGGAATGTGGAGGAATATGGTGGAGAGTACTTCAGGAGTACTGAGTATCTCCCCAACTCTCTCCCACTCTCCATACCCTACGCTGAGTACTACTGAGCAGAACTCAGGTAACCACATCCACACCATGACCGGAGGTCAAGATGATGGAGTACAGATACTCAGGAGGACATGAGTAGAGCTACTCTGTCTACTCCACTGACTATCTCGGTGTGTGTATGTGTATGTGTAGGAATTAAGCCTACCCCGAAGGGTAGGCGTGGTATTGGTATTACTGGGTGAGCAGCTCTTGCTTGCGCTTGTTGGCTGCGACGAGTTGATCGTGGATGGCCTGGTCCTTGTAGGTCTCGGATACCGATTCGGCTACCGATACGAGGTTGTCGATGGTCTGTGCTCCCTTGCTGAAGGCAGAGAAGAGAACAGTGAGGGCTGCGAAGAACTGCGTGAACGCTGCTGCGAACTGGGACATGGTGATACTCCTGATCAGGGTAGTAAGGCGAAATTGCCACA